ATGATTGAGAAGCTCCAATATCGCCATCTAAACCAGCTTTTTGAGCTGATTCTTTTTCTAATATTAAACGCATTACATCTTTAACAAATTTATAGTCTTTTTCTAGACCAGGGTTTATGGCCATTTTGCCTGTATTAGTATAAAATGCACTCATCGTGTAACAAGTGAATACAGGTAATTCTGTTTTGGTGTAAACGCTACCATTTACAGGGCTGCTTGATGTCAAAGCTAATGTAACGGTAAAGGCATAGTCTGCCCCTATATATGGTTGATTCTTATCATCAACTCCAGATATGACAAGGTTATTTCCGCTGGCAAAAGGCCATACGAATTGATTGTATGTGGTATTACCTATTTTTAAATAAGTACCATCAGACTTTTGTATAGTAAGTTTTCTAGCAGAGAAAGTACCAGCAGCTTCTATATTATAAGTAGAAGCATCTACTATTGTAAACTGACTACAGTCTGCGCCTTGCGTAAAACTTATCGCTGTTGTAAAAGGCATATTAAAACATTTATGCAAATATACCTAAAATTAACTGTCTGTTATAGGCTTTAAATACTAATCTTTTTTAGGGCGTTCAGGTATGTCTTTTGACATCTTAGAGGCTTTATAGAACTTATCTAAAAACATCAAATCTGTTTCTGGATTAGGCATCTTCTGATGTAAATACCCAACATATTGAATTAAGGCATCTTTAGAGACAGCTCCTGTGTTCATAGCTATACCTAAACTAGCGTAGAATTGGCTAGGCGACTGAGACTTGCTCCTAAGCTCAAATAGTTTATATGCATTTGCTTCAGGCGTTTTAAAGCTCAAAGCGTAAGCTAAATCTATTTGCTCCTGTTGCTTAGATAATACAGCCATGGTCATAAAATAATCCTTATTTGATATAATCGCCTTCCTCTTAATATCAGTTTCTGTTTCAGCCCCTTCTTTTAGATTATTTGTTAGCGTATTAAACTCATCTTTGCCAAACTTTTTATACATATCTGCTAGGTAAGCTCCTCTAGATAGTGGGTCAGTTATAGTCATAGAATAAGCAAAATTATCAACTATATTTTTGCCATCTATTATTTTCATAGGCATATTAGCTTTTTTAATAACTCTAGCCAATCTTTTATTTAAAAGATATTCTCTATAATCATTCTCATCCAATGACATATTCTTAAGGTTTCTATTTACCGCAGATGAAATTTGTTTAGCATCTGAAGGTAGTGGGATTCCCAAAGCTTGTAATGTAGCTATACTGCCAATCGTTACAGCAGTATTTTTATGTTTTTTTATTAATTTAAATTCTTTATCATGCCCATTTATTGTCTTTTCAATATCTCCAGTAATTCCAGCATTAATCATTTCCATTCCAGTAGTAATAGCGCCAACTCCCATACCTAATAATCCAGCCTCAGAGCCATAAGATTGTGGCTTATAATTACCTATTTCCATTCTTAATTCATCTGGTAACTTATATATATCGTAATATTTTTGAAGTATTTGATTTGTAAATCCAGCCGATGCAGCGTTTAATATAGGAGGTAGTGGCGATAAGTCTGTTATTACGTTTGTATATGTCGCTTTATCTGCTCTTTTTTCTCTATCATCATATTCTTTTTGAGATGGGGTGTATCCTGTAACAGCATCAGCAACCCAATCTGTTATAGTACCAAATCCTCTTTTAACAGAATTAAATACTGCTGCTTCTACTAAAATTCCAGCCGCTCCAGCAAATGCTGCCGACCTGTCTTGAACACTAGATGTTGAGCTAAATGATTTATTTAAATTATTCCAAAAATTCAACTTTTGATTTATCATAAAATCAGAAAGTGGCATAATAGTACTTTTAATAAGACTTACAGCTGGATTTTTAGAAGAACCAATCATTCCCTTCAATTCAGTTTGAACTACGTTTTGTGTAGTATTTATCATTTGTTGAGCATAATCAGCCGCTTCTTCATCTAGCTTATGAGTAGACCAATCTATATCATCTAAATCATATCCATTTTTAGATAGTTTATCTTTATAAAAAGCCCACCATCCTACTCTTCTAGCTACCTTATCTGGATATTGAACAAATGTTCTTAGCATAAAAGAAGACGTATTATCAAGAAGCTTTGTAAATTTATTTTTATCATTTATTGCAGATTGCGTATAAATTTCTGCAGGTTTAAAATTTACATCTCCCTCAAATCCAGTCATTGCAATATCTCTTTCAGAATTATTCATCAAGTTGATAATATGAGGATTATACATAGCTTCTACTACAGGTAAACTACCAGTTTGAGCAAATGCATTTACCATTGGAGTCAATTGTTGGCCAACTTGTCTAATCCCAGCCAAAGTGGATGCTGTTGCCATTTTGTTAAATGTAGACATTCCTTTTGCAAATCCACTCCAATCAGACATATCAAAGTTGGTTCCGTAGCTTCCTCTAGTTTTATTAGCATATCCTCTTACTCTTTTTGCTAACATCTCACCATCTTCAGGGTTACCTTTAAATAAATTTTTATACCCTGGATTGTTTATGAATGACTTCATTTGAGATATGTACTTAGAACCATTCAAATCATATAAAGATTGTCTATATTTAGTCTCCATGTCTTTAAAGAAATCAAGACTGATATAATTATCTTTACCTATTTCTCCTGGCTTAACAACCGATTTTAATGATGAACTTTCTGATGCAGGAAAATAATCTGTAGAGTTTATAACATATCCATTATCCCAATCACCTTCATTTGCATTAAGTCCTATATCACTTTTACTTATCTTTTTGAATACATCTGGGGTGTAATTAAAATCTTTATTTAATGTTTTGTTATAATAGTTTTTTGCCAAATCACTCATATCATTATACTTCCCACCCCATTTTTCAATCCACCAGTTAACAGCTTCTACATTTGTTTTGTCCATTCTTGCTGTAACATCATCTATGGAAGTAGCTCCATCTAGCAATTTAACTCTTGCTTTTTCATAAGATTCAGCTAAAAATTTATGTTCAGATTTATTTGATGACTTTAAGTTTGCAATTGAGCCTTCAAATAGTGTAACTCTTCTTTTAAATTCTTTAGCTATATCCTCCTCAGAACCTCCAGAATGTCTTAATAAATGAGAATATAATCCCATTTCAAATATATTATCTGCATCATCAAATCGTAACCCATTAGGTTTTGTTTTACCAAATGTATTGCTAAACTCATCTATTATTCCCTTTGTCTCTAAATTTGATTTAGATATAGAATTATAAAAATCTGTAAAGCCCATTGATTTCATAATCTCAACGTCCTTTACACCAAATAAATTTCTGAACAACATTGGCACTGTTCCAGATAAGTCATAAGCCAATCTTCCTACATAACTCATAGGAACAGAATTTATAATCTTTCCAGAGTATTCTGCATTCTTGCTTCCATAATAACTGTATAATGGTTTTTCTAAACCAGAATGCTTACCATTTACAATAAAGTTATCCAATCCATTTACTGCTCTATATGCATCTTCAGTAGACATATTTTTAATACCTACTTTTATTAAATCCTTAAGTATTCTTCTATCATTATCACTTATTGAAACATCAACCCTATTTCCAAAACCATCTTCCCCTTTATCAAGGATGTTTTCAGCTATTGCAGCTAAACTTTGAAATCTGTTTTCTGCAGATATTCTTATGCTTTTTATTTTACTTTCTGAATTTTCTACCGTAGTTGTGCCAGTATTTTCTATTTCAGAAACAATGGCTTCCATTTCATCAAGAGTCATATTTTCTGTAACAATACCCTTATCTACAAGTTCTTGATAATCAGCCATTTTATTGGCCTTAGTCTTCTCCATAATTACGTTGTTTTCATTTTTAACGTAATCATATACGGATTTTTCATCAAAAGCCTGAGCAAATTTTCCTCCTGTTTTAGTTCTTACTGGTTTTGATATCCCATCATATACCTCGCTTGCCTTGGCCATATATGCATTTAAATCAGATACATCTCCTGGTTTAATACTTAAGAACTCCTTAGCCGCTTCTGATATATTTGTTTGTAAATTTTTATTTTTAGATAATGTAGCAATTTTACTTTTAATAATATTTGCTTTATCTAAATTGTCTGCATATGTAGCGTCATTGATAACATTAGAAGCATACTCCGTAAACTTCTCTACAGCAACCTTGTTTTGTAAATTTAATCTATCGTATCTCTTAAGAATAGATTGTAACTGTGTTGTCTTTATTTTTCCTGCTCCTACTAGCTCACCTAAACCATTAGATATATCTTGTCTAGCAGTTTTAATCCATTGAACAGCTCCGTTTGCAGCGTCTTGTTGACCCCTTAGATATCTTTTTAATGCCGTTTTTTCGTTTACTGTTATCTTCTCACCAGGTATTAATCCAAATAGTTTTTTAACCCATTCAGGTTGTTTTATTTTTTGCGCTTGGCCGCTGACAATGCTATTGCTATTATCTGCTTCATTGGCCTTTGGCGCTTGCTCGACTTCAACTCCCTGATATTGGCTGATATTGCTTGTTGCTGCGCCTTCTTGCTGTTGTTTGATGGCTGTTGTAATGGCATTTGGGTCTTCGTTTAAAGGTTGTTGTGTAATATCGTTAATTTCAGCATCAAACGGGTCTTCGCCAGTCATTGCTTTTTCAATTCTTTTTTGTAATTCAGCTATCTCTACATCCGCATCCGCTCTTAAAGGGTCGTTAACTTTAAACTGAGTAGCACGCTTTTCTGCGCCTTTCTTTGCTAACATCAGTCCAACAACGGCAGGGGCTTTATCTTCAGAAATTCCTGGGGTTGCTTTTTTCATTCTATGAAACTCATCAAGGTCAGACATGAACGTATTGTGCTGTTCTTCTGTCAACATACCCTTTTGCTTCATGCTAATTAATTCGTTATTTACCCAATTTCTATCTTGAGTAGCCATTAGATTTAATGTAGCAGATTTAAGTTGTTTATTTACATACATTTTACCTGCACTATAAAAACTAGGTATAGCTCCAAAAGCAATGTTTAACGCAAAACTTTGCTGAGCAACATCTTTAACTCTTTGGTACACATCTATATCTGCGCCTGTCACATCCTTCATTTTAACACTTCTTTGTAATTCAAGCGCACTAGAAGTTAGAGATGCTCCAATAATTTCAGGACTTCTTGTAATCATTGTTTTACCATAATACTTGATAACATTATTTGAAGCCTGTTTTTCTAAAGCCGAAAGGGCAACGCCAGTACGAGCACCAACAATACCCTGAAGTAAATTTTCTGCAGCATTTGTGGCATAAAATGAAGGCCTCATCTCTTTTGTATTTTTATATGCCTTTGCTTCATCTGCTCCATTGCTTCTAGATATATTATACACCTCCATCTCTTTCTGTCTAGTATCATTCCATATTGTTCCTAAAGTATATACACTACCTGTAATAAGTGGGGCTACAAAAGGTGTAGCAAGTCCTCCACTTCCTGCTTCGAAAATGCCTAGCGCTCCTATGCCTGCACCAATTCCAAGGGTAGAAACAACAGATGCTCCTATATTTGCAGCTGTTTTTGTAGTAGTGTGCTCATTTAATTGAGGCAATTCTGTTAATGATTTTTGGTAATTACTTTCTAGTATTTGATTTTTATGTTCATCAGACTTGCTTACATATGAAATCCCATCTACAATACCATTAAAAAAATTAGCTACCTCTGTGATACCGGTTTCTATAATTCCTATTTCCGCTCTTTTTAAAGTTCCGTCAGTTGGGTCAATATCTAAATCACCTGCACCTACTGCCAATGCCAAGTTTGTTTCAAACACATTTTGAGGAATTTTTGGCTTTTTACCACCACCATTATATACTAGATTTGATGTGGCTTTTATGGCATTATTTATTTTATTCTTATCCGTTACTTTTGGGAGCCTTGTTGTTCTTGCTATAGTACCACTATCTACACCTGTTGTAACTTCTAGTGTACTTTTAACTGGGCTTGAAATATTACTACTTGTTAATTCTGGCTTTTTTTCATCTTTTTTCTTTCCACCTCCACCGCCATTCTCTTCGCTATTAATAGCCTGTTTTGCATCCGCTTCGGTTACTATAGGTTTTGCCACATCTTCGCCACCTGTAGATATTTCAGTATCTGTTGGGGCTTGTGCAGGCTCATTAACCACAAAGTTTGATTGTTGCTCAGGCACAGGCATTTCAGCAGAAATATCCTCCATAGGCATAGTGTCTACGGGAATATCTTCTGTAGGTGTAGGCTTCATTTCAATTGGAGCCTCTTTTTTGGCAGGATATGGGGAGAATTTAGAACTTTCCTTACTTCTGTCTAATACACTCTTTAAAGTAGCTACGTTGGGTCTATTGCGATTTATGGCCATATTTGCACTAATATATTAATGCAAATCTAACTATTTTTAGGCATTTTAACCTATATATGGCTTAATTATCTTCTCTAGATAATTCCTCTAAACTTAGCTGACCTGAATTTAATTTGTTGTATAAATCAGATACGCTTTCTCTACTTCCCTTATTTTTAAGGTTTCTAATAGCCTTAAAGTACTTATCCGCATCTAATTTGTAATCTCCAAACATGCTTCTAAACATACTATTTGGTTCCGAAGAATTAAATGCGCCCTCCGCTTCTGGAGATTTAATATAACCCAAGAATTTAAACATATTGTTCACGCCTATTTGAGAATTACCAACAGCAATTTGATTGTTAGCTAGTTGTTTTCTAATTCTCATACTTTCAGCATCATTCAAGGCAGCAAGTCCCTTTAATGCTAATTCAATCTCAGACCTATCTTCAATACTTCTAACATATTTCTTCTCATATAAACGATTATCATAAGCCCATAAATGAAACTTATTTATATCTGCAACATTAATGCCAGCTGCTTCAGATATAGATTTTGCTTTTTCATCTGCCTCTATTCTTAGTTTTGATGTAGGATTAGATTGTAATGCGTTTGCAAATGAATTATAGTTAGCAGTAGCCTTGTTTTCAAGTCTAGTTCCCTCAATTTGTTGAGCCGTTGCTAAAGCTTGCTCAGGCTTCATATATCTATACTCTTTTTTATAATATATTTTTTTACCGCTTAGATATTGAACAGTTTTAGGTATTTCTTCATATGGCTTATTTTCGTCTGGAGCGATGTATGGATTGGTATATAACTTATCGCTTGATAATGAAGTGGTATATTTTAACATTTCCTCTGTAGATGGCATTACATCAAAAGAAGCAATATTAGGTATTTGTGAAAAATCCAATTCTGTAGATTTTGTATCTCTTACTTTTTGCATTAACTGAGTCGCTTCAACAGGAGTTGCAATCTTTTGCGCAGTATAAGTATTTATTGTTTTTTGAGAATCTAACAACCATTGATTAGCCAATTGAGATTGTGAATAAAGCTGACCAACACGTGCTTTTGCTGCTTCAGACTTTTCATATGCAGCCTGTCTTTCTTCAGATTTTACAGACCATTTTTTATCTAATCTTAATTCCGCTTTTTTGCTATTTTTATATTCCTCCATAGCGTCCATGTAGTCAGCTTTGTCAGCAGGTTTTAACTTATCTGGTTTCCAAGTTAATTGGAATTGCCTCATTTCATCATTAAAAAGTTTGCGTTCATTCCTTTCTTGCTCAAAACGAAGTCTTAATCCAGCATTAATGCCCTCTGCAAATCCAGAAAAATCTACACCTTTGTCGTTATATATTAAGTTAAATGACATATTGGTTTATTGGTTTATCTTTTTAAATTCAACATCTATATTACTATAATTAACAGCATACATGCCATCCTCTGTAATCACAACAGAGTCATTAAATTTAGTGCCTAATAATTCTTGAGCCATAACTCCTTGATATAGACCATCTTCACCTATATACCCAAATGTATATATGTTAATTCCTTCAGGAGACTTACCAACTAAGGTGATATTATCTTTCAATCTAAAATCAGATTTAGAAAGCAATCCACCACCAATAGCACCAAGAGCGCCCATTAATCCAGCTCTTTCTTGAGCTGCTCTATTTTGCGCTGCACTAATTTTATTAAATTCTGCTTCTCTTTTTGATTTTTCTAACTCAGTAGCTATTTGGCCATATTGCATACCAGACTGTATAGCTAATTGTCTATTTTGTCTTAATGTATCAGCATTTTTAGCCGCTAATCCAAGACCAAAATCATTTAATCCTGCAGCCATTCTATTAACTTGACCTTGACCTCCACGAACTCTTCTAAGTCCGCTTAATCCGGCATTAATTCCTCTATTCGCTTCTTGTCTTGCTAATTGAATAGATGCAGCATCTAAGCCATAATTAGCCATACCTTGAGCCATCTGATTTGCCTGGTTTAAGGTTGGGTCTAACTTCATGGCCTGTATTTTACCCATTGCAACATCTGCCTGTCTTGCTAAACTGCGATTTCCACCAATTCCTAAAAATGACATATTATCTATTATTTAACGGTTGTAGTATTGATAAGTCAATATAGTACAAATCTACTAAGTTTTGCGGATTTATTGGTGTCAAATTTAATTCTAACCAAGAACCTTTAAGCACATTGCCATTTAATAGCCCTCCGGGGCTCAACATGTCCCTTTTTAGGGCTGCATGATACTTATCATCCTTTATTCTAAAGTCCGCCTGAACGAGCTTAGATTGCTGTCCTAGATTTGTTTTTATATCCCCCTGAGTAGGTGAAACCCAAGTAGTATTACCTAGTGTAGTTAATGTATTATAGTGCTTCTTTATATTTTGTTGCTCATTGAATACAACTTTTATAGAAGGATTGTATTGAGTGCCATAAAAATTAGAATATGAAGAGGTATTATTATGCGTCCACAATTCGCCATTTCTCCAAGTAATAATCAAATTACCAGCATTGCAAATCCACTCTGGATAGTAATCGTAAAAAGAAGTGTAGTGATTTTTTGGCTCATAGAAGCTAAATGTCATCTCTGTTATAGGATTACCAGAATCTGCACTTCCTTGCATACAGGTAGTAAATTGTTCTTCAAAAACGTCATAAACCCCCAATATCTTAGCATACCCACCATTGCCAAATTTATCAGCAACATTTTTTTGATACTTAGTAAATTTATCAGTAAAATAATAGTGAGCTTTAAATGTTTCAGTTAAAGAAGTAATACCGTCTGCAGACAATCTAATTTGAGCACCTATAATTGGGTCTGTGAAATAATCGGCTGATGCAGAAGAAGCTAGTGAACAATACTGATTTCCAATTCCATATTCTCCTTGATAATATTGAATTCTATTTAATACGCCTTCATTTTGAGATACAACATCTGTACCATCAGCAGTCTGCATTACATTTTGATAAATAGGAACCATTCCGCACCCCCTGCTTTGGAATACTCTTAATTGATTACCCCTTGTTACAAATCTTTGAATATCACCTCTTTGTCTATCGTAATCATCAATATTAGAAGTGTTGAATCTATTTGTATTATTTATATTCGTATTCTGTTGATATTCGCGAGAATATCTTATAGTGGAAGGAAAGTAAATTTCTTTAGCAAATGGGTCTACTACAAAAGCTCTTCCTCTATTTTTTACAGTTGAATCAAATTTATCAGAAACGGATTTGTCAATGATAAACAATGGACTACCGTCAATTGGTTCTATTCTCTTTTTTTGATAATAATCCCCTCTAATAAAAGTAAATATAGCAGGTTGAACTATTGATGCACCTAATGCGCTGTCGGCTATATTATCTTGATATGTTGTAGCTGTGTTATTGGATATTGTTGTTAATAATTTATATGTATTACTACCGACTGCAGTTCTGTATATTTTTCTTGCAGTTGTCCCAGTAGGGCCTAATGGTATGTTTGATATATTAACTCTTCTTGAGCCGGATACTGTAGTTACAGACACGGCTTCGCCTGGATTTGAAGTTGCAGTTCCTTTTACAAAAGCTACTTTATAAGAATATGCACCTACACCTAAATTACCAGTTTGCGGCTCCAATGCAACAGTCATGTTAGTCGTAGGCGCTGCTATTGCACTTGTTGAACCAAATATTTGATTTTGAGAATGCCCTTCATGGATAAGATTATTATTTACATCTTTACCAACTTGGAATGTTTCTCCGAATTCATAATATAATTTGGTGTCTGAATTTTTATAATATTCTGGGGTATATATTTCTAGATAAAATGACTTAAATCCTGTATTTCCATAGTTAGTCATAAATGTAGAATTGTATGGAACTTTTATGAAATACTCATCAGTATCATCTACTTTTTTCCATGGCATAGTTATACCTCCTAATACCAAATCTATTACAGAGCAATCTTTTACAATACCAGAGCTTGTAGCTCCACCTTTAAGACCGATTATTCTAACTCTATCGCCCTTTGCAAATTGATATACTGGAAATTTACTTGTATTTTTTTGATATGCATTTATATTAAAATAAACATAACCTGCACCCTCTCCAGTACCTTTTATAGTATTGGAGCATACAATAGTAGTTAAATCAGATATTGTTAAATTATCTGTCTTTACAAAGGAAAAATACTTTGCCCAACTTGGAGGCTGATGATTTACTGAAAATGTAATTTTTGGTATAAGTAAATGTTCTTCACCAAGGTTGTCGCTTATATTCGTTTCTGGAGTTATGATACTCATATTTTCATTTGTCATAACACCATTTGTCACTCCAAATTCATCAAAGTAACACAAACCAAATGAATATCTAGAATTATGTTTAAAAACAGCTGTACTAATATCTGTTATATTAAATGAGCTAAGAAATATTTCAAAACTCCCATTTATTGAAATAGCTTCATCAATAGGATAAATCATTACAGAATTTGGCGGAACTTGATTATTAACGTCAGAATCCTTAATGCACCCAAAGTAGGAAGAGTTCATATCTTCATAAAAATAATCTACAATACTAGATATAGTATCTCCAGACGTATAAGTATATACAAATTGAGCTTCATAAGGAGACCCGGTAATTCCCTGAGAATTTACATCTATTACAATTTTAACTAACCCATTTAAACCTCCGGAAAATGTAAATATTAAAGCAGGTCTTTTTTTATCTGAAGGGTTTCCTGTATCATATGAAGCTGGAGTTTTAGTCATTGCTAGTGATAGCGCAGCAGTATTGTCTGCTGTAGATACACTTGAAGATAAGTCTAAAACCCTGTCAAATGTATTTCCTTCCTTAATACCACCATATGCAATAATATTACCATTAATTAATTCTTGTGCATTTGCTGTTTTAGGACAATAATCAAATAATAAAGTGTCTCCTTCTACATCTACAAATTCATAAGCGTTATTATTATAAAAACTATATGTATATATATTGTTACTAGGTATTGATAATTGATTTTTACTTATTGTAGCAATTAACATTGTATCTGTAAAAGCTTCTTCAATTTGATGCCTTGCGCCTATCTCTATATGAGTACAATCTGCGCTTCCTGTATTTACTGATATGTCAATTCTATTGTTAATATTAGAAATTGAATCATCACTCAATGCATCTGCATTTGCAGGAGAAAACAATTTGCTCCATGGGCCCCAAGTAGATTTCGTATTGTCTTTATATACCCATCTATATTTAAATTGGTATAATTTATTTTTTAAGCTATTGATTGGAGTATTAATATCATCAACATACCTACATACAGGACTCATTAATGGCATTGGCCTAGCTACAGTTAAGTAACTTTTTTTCCAATCAGTTCCATATGTTTTGCCAGTGATAGTTGCATCTTTGATATTAAGCTTCATTGGCCTATTTAACCTATCTGTCCAATGCAATATATCTCCATCTTCTTCTGTTCTATATAATATATTTACAGAAGCAATTGGGTATTTTGGGTCGAAATTAAATAAGTCTTCTGAGCTATCTACGTATGAAATTAGTAATGGCGATATTGCATTTGTAAGCACATCGTATACATAAATTCCATTATAACCAGAGGAATTATAATTGAAATAAAAAACTCTTTGTTTTAATTCATCGTAGTGGGACCCTATACACTGATTAGTAGATGGCATTTATTTATTATTATATTTTATTATAATTATCTTATGTCTGTTTTAAGATTAGCGTTAGTAACCTTTTTATTACCTCTTATTGATTGGAATTTATTCATACCTTGATTACCTCTAAAAACTCCATTTTTAGCTTCCTTATGGTGTCCATTTGGAATTATATCGTTTGAATCATCAAGATTCATTGCTCCAGTAAATAATTTAGTATTTAATTTCATATTATATCTTAGCAACAAGTTTTTGACCCATTCTTATAATTTCATTAGCATCCCATAGCATAACAGGATTTTCTCTAAGGTTAGCCAATCTTTTTTGATTGTAATATTCCTTCCTTCTCAATTGCTTGTCACCTAGGCTTGCTCTTCTTCCAAGTGGCAAATGTTCTATATCTTTCCATGCTATAAAAGCTAATACAGCCTCTCTTATTTGAACAGGTACTTTATAATCAACGTCATCTGATGGGGAAGAAAGATACTCTAAAATAACATAATCAAAATCATAATCGTTTTGAAGGAAGATTAATCCATCCTCTTCAGAGATATTAAAATCACCTGCATTGTTTAAAACAGCACCAGCTCCAAATATGTTTACATATCTAGCTCCGTCAAAATAGTTTACATAAGCCAAATCTTGGAGTCTGTATGTATTACCTGTTGTATTGTCGGTATTGCTATCTGTTCTATCTGATTGGTTGATTTTATATGAAGTTAAAGCCACATTTCTTCTAAGAGTAGCGACTTCTCCTTTTGCATTTAAAACACCAACTTTTGAAAAACCAACATAGTCTGATGGTAGATTAACTGTTTTATTAGCGTTTACTGCTAATTTAGCTGTCTTAGGAAATGAATATACATCCATCCCAAGTTCTTCAACTCCTCTTATTCCTGCAGTCCATAGTCTTCTATAGTCAGAATTAGACAAGCGAGCTTGGTCTATATACTGATAGATTATTTCTGAAAGAGGAACCCATTTTGCTGTATCTTTTGCCATATTTATTATGCTTTATCTACACCATCATTAACTGAATCTTCAGGTGTTCCTTTTCTAATTTTAAGTTTATTTAGAATCAAATCTATAATATCTGATATATATTCCTGTGGGACATTCAATTCGGAATCCATATCTGAATTCTCCGAGCTAACCATTCTCACTATGGCAAATTTGCCTACTAGATTTGTATAGCTTTTAAACCATAGCTTTTTCCCCTCTGCCCAATAAAATATTTTGCTTGGAGGTTGCTTTAAGTTATCCATATATTCCAACTCTCTAACAGAGATTGGTATTGGAGATTTTGCTAATCCGGTAGAAGTAGGAAATGTTACGGTAGATATACCATACCCTCTAGATAATCCAAGGGGTACTTGAGGTAAATCTAATGAATAATATCCAGTATCGTTATCTTTTGTGATTGCCAAGTTTTTAAATGTAGCATAAAACGAATCTGCAACAGACTCAATACCATCTAGCTTTATAGCATCGGTATAGTTTATTTTAGCTATATAAGCAATGGCTTCACTTATATACGTATTTACTTCTTTCTCAGAAAGAGTAGCATCGTCATTAGGAACACCACCGTAGTAAATTCTCCTAATTTGTTCTATTAATACTTTTCTAGTCATTATTGACCGTCATTTTTAACTGTTTGAGATACGCGTATTAAATCGCCATCTTTTAAATTGATTCCTATAATACCAAGTGTTCTATATATAATATCCATGTGGTCGTTTTCTGGCCATTCTAATTGAACACTACCTGTTGATGGTATCAATGTCTTGCCGGAAGGAACAGTGCCCCCAGTTGGAACATAAACTGCATTTCCAGAATCATCAACATAATAAGCCCAAACCGCATCTGCAGGTTTTTTAAAATATACAATTTTAGCAGTAGCTAATGTAGATGGCCAAAATTTAAAATTTGACCCAATTTCTGTATATATTGGGTCGGAAGCAGTAGGAGCGTCAATTGGATTATTTACATATGCATATATCTTATCAGCACCAACTCTTCTAACAGGGTAATCATTATCTGTTGTCCTCATTGCAGATATTTTATAAAAATCTGTAGGTTGAGGCGAAAGTTGACTTGTTATGGTTAAGTCAGATTCTTTTAAAAAATTTGATAATGAACCGCCGGTAGTTACATCATTTGAAAATCCACCTGCAGCAGTTCTTCTAACTCCTTGATTAAACTCGGCTGTTTCGCCAGTCAAGAAGTTTAAATATTGTCTCTGAGCAGCATTAACGGCTAGATTAAAATCATCTGGAGATAAGTACGTTCCCTGAAACTTATCAACCATATATGCTACAGTTTTGTATATTTCGTTAATATTCATAATGCAAATATAAATAAAAAAGCCCCTATAGAAATAGGGGCCCTTAACCAATGAAACCATATAACACAAAGCGCGTTTAGGCTTTCACCAAACTCTTGATTTCTAAGTAAAAATCTCTACCTTTTTCAGTCAAACAAAACTCTGCTAAGAATTCTGCTGGCTTTTTACCATCTGGGATTTGAGCTATAAAAGTCTGCGTATCAGACCAAATAGCTTGCCCCTTGATTTGAGTTAGGTTAATTAAACCTGCTTCAATGGCTCTATCAATCACAAATTTAGCTAAAATTAAAGGGTTGTTAAAACTCTTTAAAAACAAATCTGGATTGCGCTTGGCAGCATCATAATATCTAATTCTTAAGCTTCTTTCAGGCAAATAATCCCTATTCTCGTCAATTACATTAACTCCAAGGTATTTGGCGTGAGGAAGCATTATTTCGTAAGATGTTGTCTTAGCCAACTCGGTAGCATTCATTTCACTTTCCAATTTCTTGAAATTCTTCTCTTCGATAGCCTCGTTGTCAACTAATGTAAAAATTGCTCTAGATTCAGGCATTCTATTAGGATTAGCCTTATTCATGTTTGTTTTAGATAAATAGTCAACTAAAGCTGTCTTTTGAGCAGGCACTCTAAGTCTTCCATTTACAAATCTAATTTCAGGTCTTTGTTTCTTTTTTTGCTCTGATAAGTGTTCTTGCTCATCAACCCAAATTGTAGATACACCCTCTAAATAGCGTATATTTCTTTCAGTTTTTGTAACAGGGTCATAAACTACATCAAAATTCCTAATCATGTAATTTTCAGGGAATGGTAATCTTGAACCTACAGTGTTAACTTGAAATTTTTCAACCAACTCATATTCGTAATATGATACTGGTTTTTTCTTTTTTTCAACTACTTCTGGTATAAATACCGAAGCTTCATTTGTTTCTAGTGTTGCTGCTTCAATATCAATGATATTGCCTTCAGCGTCAATTGTTTGCTTTTTTGCTTTTGCCATATTGGTTTATTTTATATGTGTTACAAATATACATAAAAAAGAAAACCCCACCATAGGTGGGGCTCTCTATATAATCTGCAAAGATTAGTAAGTAACTGAAATGTATTGATTTGCAGCAAATACTTGCACACCGCAGTATGCCATGTGATGCACATTCAATTCCATTTTGTCAGAAGTAGGAACTTTAGCTAAAGCACCAGTTTCCCAAACTTTTACTTCTTTTCCTGGCTCTACTTCGTTAGAAACGATACGTAAAGAAGGGATTTTGTCTCCAGATTGAGCATCACGACCCTCTTTCATAGGAATCAAGATACCGCTATTCTTATACAAGCTAGTAGAAGGAGCAACTCCGTATACAGCCTCAGCATTGAATGGCAAGTACTTCTTCAAATGGAAGGTAGTACCGTCAATCTTTAATGAATCAAAACCATATTTAACAGCTACGTCTTGAGAACCACCAGCGTTAGCCCAAACGATAGCACCGTTTTGGTATTTGCTGAATAATGCATCATCAACAGCTGTTCTTAAATAGCTATCCATTAAGAAGTGATATTCGCTAGCACCACCGTTAAAGTCTGCTAAACGAGCGATTTGATGGAAATCATCAATAGTGAAGCTAGAATCACCACCCCATTGGTAAGTTTGACCACCAGCTTTGATTTGAGGAATCAAACCAGTTGTACCTACAGTTCCAGAGATATTGTCAGCAGCAGAACCAAACATTAATTTGAATTCTTTGTTGTTCATGAAACGACGAACTGCCTCATCTAAACCTTTGTAAGTGTAGTAAGCTTGACCATTTACTTCGAAGTATAATTCTTCGATTTTAGCACGGTCAGTGATAGAGAAATCTTCACGGATTTCAGTTGTGTAGAACACTTTCTTTTCAGTTAAACCTGTTAAAGAGTTAAACTTGCTAGAAGCTTCACCAGCTTCAGTTACACCACGGAATAACAAGAATGCTGTAGAGTTAGCACCTAAGTCATCATTGATGTCTGTAGCAGCCAATAAAGGCTTAATAGTACAAGTAGTTGCAGAAGCAACAGCTGTGATTTTGTACTGAACTCCGGTTGCAGCATTTTCAACAACTTCACCTACGCGTAATGGAGAAACACCACTGCTAACATAAGCGGAATTAATTGTAACGTCTGCGGCTGCACCTGCAGCAACTGAAGCAATAGCACCACCACTTAATTGAACTGCAGTGTGTAATTTACCTTTAGTTTCAAAGTGGAAGAACTCTCTTGAAGGAACTGTAGCTTTCATACCTAAAGCTTCCAATAATTGAGTATAGTTTTGTGCGCCATACTTTTGGATGAACTTGTCATAGTATTGCGGCTTTAAGATAGACAAATCAGACACGAACTGTCTGTTAACTTGTCCTGTAGAGGTAACTACGTTACCTGGTTGTGATACTGGCATTTTAAATTATTTTAATTTTTGTTTTTATAAATTGAACATTGAGCTTACCATCTTATCATAATCACTCATATCAACCGCAGCAGCTGGTCTTGGAGAATTGCTGTAATCAATATTCTTAATCCCTCTTAACATATCCGCCTTTGCTTTGCTTACTGCTTGAGTAACCATAGAATTGACGATTTTGTCTCTGTTTTGCAAGAAGTAAACATCTTCGGCTAATTGTTTGGTATCGTATTTACCATCCTTGTAATAACGATTGCCATAAAATTGCTCAAGGTCAAAAGACTTTAAATCACCTTGAAGTTGTGCTTTTTCTTCTTGAGTTAAAGCATATTTTCCGTCAAAATGAACATCCTCGTCCTTGTAATTAACGGTAAATCCTTCAAAGTTCTTTAATCCATCATCAATGCTATTTTCAAACATTCTTCTGGATTCTTCATAGACCTTTGACATTTCTTCTTGCTGAGCTGCTAGATATTGATTCACAACTTCATCTGTATTAACAGTTGTCTGTGATTCTTTAAATTGACTCAGAATATCTGGAAAACTAATGTCCTGTTTTAAAGTTTGCAAGTAATCCTTGGCCTCACGTACATCTTTCTTCAACTCTCTTGCAATAGCTTTTTCTTGTTTTTCAATCCTCTTTCTTGTAGCAGCAATTTCTTCATCTGTCATTGTGCTCTCATCGAAATCCTTATCTACACTATATTTAGAATTAAACTCCTCTTCAATTTCTTGTGGAGTTAAATCTGGATAATCATAGGCTATTTTAAGCCTTAATATATCAGATTCATCTAATTTATCAATCTCTGAAAGAACTTTTTGCTCATACATTAAATCTGCTACATCTGAAATGTTACCGGAAACTAAACTTTCGTATATTTCCTTTGCCATTTCATTTTCCCACTCAAAAGTAATTTCTGGTTGTGGTACATTGTAATACGATTCGCTTTCAATGTTTGAGTCGTTTTGATAATTTGCATCACTTGATACATTATCATCAATACTTGGTGATTCCGTATTACCTTCAGTATTTACAGATTCTGTAGGTGTTGATTCTACAGAGCTTGAATCTTGAGGTAATTCTGTTCCGTTGCTTAGGTCGTTTGTTACACTTGGGTCAGTAGCATAACTACTTGAATCAAATGGGTTGATTTCTTGCTCAGTCATATTGGTTTATTTTGTTTTGCAAATATATAAATTATTGTGCTTCTTCCATTTGTAATTCCTCACCACCTTCTTCTTGCTCCATTTCTTCAGGATTTCCTTCTTCCATTCCCTGTTGTTGTTGCATCATTTGCTGCTGCATCATTTGTTCTTGCATAGCTTCTTGCTGTTTACCTTGGAAATACTGTTGAACTATTGATTGCAATTCTGGACTCAAAGGTCTTCCTAACTCAAATGACTTCAATAAAGCATTTTGAACAAATTCTTGTTGAGACAACTCTTGCTTATGCTTCATTTCAGTAGTAATAATAGCTGCTTTTGTTTGAGCCTCTATTTGCTGTAATTGAGCATCCGCTTGAGCTTTAACCTGAATTGATTGTTGTTGAGCTTGAGCATTCATTTGAGAGTTCATTTGAGCTTTTTGCATCTCTTTCTGCTCTTTAATACTCTTTGCCTTTGAAAGATACATTTCAGCTAGTTTAGTATTTTTTATACTTCTAATTCTGAATGCATCTTCAAATTCGATTATGCCAGCAGAAAGTGCAGTTTGAACCATTTGCTCTACAAATTGCTTTTCTTTATCATCTGGCATTACTTCAATCATAACGTCAAATACTCTGCCTTTAACGCTATCTGGGTTTAAATATTCTTCATATTGCTTACCTCCGTATAATACAGAATCATAAAGCAATAAAGCAATCTTAAATGATGTTTGTTGATATATGTTTAAGTAAGCATCATATATGAAATCTGTAGCATTATTAGATGCTTGTATTTGAGATTGTTGAACACCAAGGCCAAGTTTTGGATTTACCTGAGCTCCCTCTCTATATTCATTTACACCAATTTCATCACGAAGTCTATCTAAGTAGTGATTATAAACAGAGATAAGTTGTTGTATCTGTCCAATACTACCTGTGTTTGGAGCTTCTTGAATTGGTATGCCATTCATTCCTTCACCATCCTCCGTCTTTCTTCTATAGTAAATATTACCAGTTTGGTCGTATACCTTTTGTAGTTCTAATGGATTCAATGCTTTACCTTGACCAATATTAATTTCTGATAAAGAATCAATATCTATAATTAATCCCGCAGGTCTAAGCTTTGCAATTAATTGTTGAATTTTTAAATGCGCCAAAGTCATTTGTCGAATAGATGTTTCCATTCTTTCAGGAATGGCCATATTCTCCAAATCTAAATTCTCGTGCATATAAATACTATAACTAAAAAATGCATCAGCCATCTCTTTAACAGTAGTTGGCTTAATCATATTTTTAGCTAATCCCCACTCAAGCATGAACTCACTATTAAGAACATATACACCACGATATATAACATACATATCCTTGGTAATCAACTCTTTATTATCTCCTAATTTTTGAGGAGTCTTGTCTTTTCTTTCAACAATAACATTACCAAACTTATTTGTTTTAGCTTGATACATTACATTGTCAATAGTCTTAATCTCGTAGTCTAAAACATCTACAGTCCAATCATCATAAGGCCTATCAATAGCATATCTAAATCTATCGTCCCACTTAACTGATTGTGTATATTGCTTTGCTTTCTTAGAGATTTCCCAAATCTTTTCTTCTGGGAAATTAGGGTAGTTATTTCTAATGTCAACAATTTTCATTGAAATAACCTCACCTATAAAAGATACATCACGGAAATCGTCATATTGAGAAAACCCATAAAATGAGTTCTCTGGAACTACTCTTCTAATCTTTACTTTTCCATTGTTACCAACAGATACTTTTGTAGCTCCTATGCCTGTTTCAGATATATCTTCTAATAACTTACGTTTGATTACAGGCCATCCATTTTCATTTAAAACGAATTCACATCCCTTTTCAAACAAAATCTCTTCTGGCAACTTATATTCTAATCCAAAATACAATTCTAATTCTTCATAATCAGCTGGAACGTATTGATTACTAGGCATTACTTTAACATCACCCATCTCCTCCATCTGTTTCATTTCATCACCATAATTCATCATGAACTCGGTTTCCTCTCTATCAAACTTCTTTCTTTCAACAGATACAGGGTCTATAGCAGATGCGCGAACTCTTTCATCACGCTTCATAAATCCACCTATAATAACCTGCATGAATTTAGGAGCAATAGCAGGAGCTTTCATATCTAAATTTACAAATGCTTCCTTTCCGTCTACATTTAATAAATCTAGAAACTCAGCCATTGGCTGCTTGCCTCTTGAAAACTTTCTATTTTTTTCAAACTTCTTGTTTCTTTTAGTAAAATATCCGCTATTGTATGCTTGTTGCAAAAACTTGGATATCTTTAGGCCCTCGGCCGTATCCCTCTTTAACTTGGAATTACCAAGGTGGAAATTTAATAATTGTTTGTTGTCGCTCATAAGTATAGCAAAAGTACAAAATTAGATTACATCTATCTTGTATGTTTTAATTGGTAATTGAGTCAGCTTTGGCTGCTCTTTGTTACTTTCCAAAGATACGCCAGAAAGTAGACTAATCATAAAGGCAATACTTCGGTCGAAGGGCGTACGATTTTCGTGGTCATAAGATAGCAACTCCTCAAGCAAATCTGTAAAATATACTTTTTCGCAATGGTTTTCTATATACGCTATAGCTGTATCCAACTGCCTTGCCATAGCAAATGCGTCTGCTGAAGCTACCCCATATTTAGACGGCCCTTGTCTTCTCTTAAACCTGTCCACAGCGGCTTCTGGGGTTTTCATCAAATACGACCTAAACCCTTTATTTGAAAAATAGTCTACAAAGTCATCACCAACGTCATTCTCGTAACAAGCCTTATATCCATAAAATACAGAAGCCTTAAGCATTTCGTCATGAAATAAGCTTTTAAGCCTTGGTCTGCCTACGTATTCGGCAACCGGCATACCTGTATTTGCAGGGTCCTTCATGTCTAGTTTTTCAAATATATAACACGCTCCCATAGACCCCTTCCCACTAATAACAGAGGATTTGAATGGGTCAATACCACTAGAATAAATATGCTGGTTAGCTGGCGTTTTTACACCAGAAATCTCAACCCACTTGTTTTGCTCTTCTTTTTTTGGGAACTTGTGTATCAACCAATCTCCATCTTTGTCATCTGCCCAATCTACAGTTTTGTTGTCCTTCCAATAGAATCTAACCCTACGAAGAGCAACCCTTTCCTCTTTTAACCAATCTAGCTGATTGTATATTTTTTCAGCATTAAAATAGCATTTTTTAGAGTCAATCATAAAAGCCTCGTTTTCATCAAACGGATTCATACGGATTTCCTCAGATAACTGCTCCTTGTCGGTTATTAGCCTTCTTTGATGAAGAAGATACTCCTTGCTGCCCATTTCGATTTTAATGCCATATCTTTCGTATATATACTTCTTCTGCTTATCATCAGGAGTATCTATAATAGACATGCCATATTCGTCTATAAAGCCTTCGTATCCATCATAAGCTGGACAAAAATATCTATACAAGCCAGAAGCTGTAATAGCATTCTCAAAGTGATTACTCGCATCATATAATTTTTTATAAGGTTCACCTCCAGACTTGGCATCATTCGCTGTCGAAGGTATTAAACAAAATCCCACTTTTATTGCACCACGACCCATTGTTTTTTTTACAATAGGCCAATATTGGTTTACCGATACTTCTTTTGGCCATTTACCAGCCTCATCCATTAATAAAGCCGTAACACGTCCTGAATCATACGAGTTAAGGGCAGTATTCTTAAAATTGATTTTTGACTCCAAACCAATGTCATCATCAAATATCTTTCCTTTTTCACGACCCTTCGTTTTACGCTTGTCTTTCTTTTTCTTAAATACAAGCTCTGTTTTTGTTTCTTCATCTTCTGCTCTAGGTTTAAGGAATACAGGTAAGTTCCTATATCCATTCATAACCATATATACAAACGCATCTGAGGCATCTTTTCCTGTTTTGGATATAATACCACAGAATGATTTACGCTTTGTTATTGACTTCCAAACAAGGTATGCTGTGGCTTGTGATGTAGCACCTTCACGACGTTTTTTAATACGCACTATACCAAAGCAATATGGTAATGATTCGCAATACTCCTGAAAGTAATAATATCTTCTATCTACATCTCTATAGTCTGGTTGATTACCATCTTCTAGTGTCCAATAGTTTAAATAAAAATAATGAAGACCTGTGATATATGTTGGCTCTCCATTATTTAAAAACCAATACCCATCATTTATCCTTCTCCATTCTTGTATAATAAAATCTCTTTGTTCATCTGTATATATGGGATTCCCATCTTCATCGAACTCTAATTCATCAAATATCTCAGGAGCCTCCGTTTTATAGAACTTTTGGTCTTCCTGGTCTAATTCGGAATTATCAATAATATCAGGAATTTGAGGAATTTTATATTTAATTCCATATACTTCTATCTGGCTACTCATTTACTTCAAAGTGTTTTTTAGTGAATTTGTCAATCTTCTCAAACATAGCAATACCTACGCCATTTAAAGCATATTGTTTTACACCATCTTTAGAAGATACATCTTGTATAAAATTATGCTTTTTAAAATGAGCTACCATTCTATGAAATGAATGAGGTGTATTTGGCAAGTCTCTTTTGTAATCTTTAGATGTAAAAAAAGAGTATCTGCCAGCCCACAACATAAAAGAACAGAATCTTAGTTTCATACCAAGTATATCAGATACCTGCTCTATTTGTAGCAAAAACTCATACATCTTCTTTATTGAATAGTCTTGAACTCTTATTCTGCTGATACCTACTTCTATGCCCTTTTTCTTTGCCTTATGTCTTTCTTTTATGGCAAATCTTTGCAGGTTCTGTATATGCTTTTGCATACCAAATATCTTTCTATCTCTTTTGAGTAATTGGTATCTAAGCTCGTTATATTTCTTATTCTTTTCTTTTCGTACTTCCTTTACTTTATCTTGATTTATCTTCATTCTATGACGCTCCATCTTAAGTAGCTTTTGCGTCTTAATATAGGCTTCATAAACCTCATTTCTTGTAGAGTCCTTGGTTATATAACTCATCGTACTAATTCTTCAATTAAAGGCTTTTTACGAGACTTATCTTTTTCTTCATCACCTGTAAGTGAATTATCTAATTTGAGTTTCTTCATAACATCATTAATCTCTCCTACACTATTAAATAACTTAAGTACTCTTTCCCAAGAGCTATCTTGCCTATCTGCCAAGTCAAGGCGTGTAAGGTCGCTATTGTTAAGCAGCATCGTAATTTCGTTAAGTTTACGATTAAGTGCATAATAAGCCCCAACAATGCCATCATCTTCGTACAGCTTTAGTTTTTCCTTATCGGTCATATTGTTTCTTTTGCCAGGCAGTCTGTATACTTAAGCCTAATTATTTTTTCTTGAGTCCCATTCAAATTATGAGTCATTTCGTAATCAGAGTACTTGTATGTTATTGCTATATCTCCAACTTCAAAATCAGTAATAGAGTCTGGTTTAGCTAAAATCCTTAATTTATTATCTATTTTTTCAGGCTCAGAGACTAATATAATTCCAGCAGGAGAAACAGGTTCTGGCTTATACATACGCTCCACAAGCATAAATCCATCAATAGGTATAATCTTCCCTTTATCAAACCCAAAGAATACTAAATTCTCCTCAACAGAGAATAGCTTATGTCCTTGTGGTATTCCGTCATATACCAATTCGCATTCGTCCCCCATACTGCTGTGATGTGCCAATACATACATTCCTGCTTTTAAGTTTTTGTAATCAGTAAGTAATACACCCTGGGTTAGATTAGTCACACGACCATCCCAAGAATATTCTGTAGCAATTTCAATGCTAGCAGTTTTACCATCTCCTAAATCTAAATTGTGAGTTCTTTTGCTATCAACGTCAACAAGTACAATGACGCGTCTTCCAACAGGTTTAATCTTGTTGTATAAATGTTCCATTTGCTTTGCTTATACGCAAATATACGATAAGATTCGTATTCGGATACGATTTATTTAAATCTTTCTCCTTTCCCAGAAGTTTTTCCAGAACGATATACTTGTGAATTTTTAGACCATAGATGATGGAATGCCCACCATCCTGCTGTAAGTTTTGAAGAGTTCGCTTCTTTAGCGTGGCGTTTACGATATTGCTCTCTTGCTTCAGGTGAGTAGTTAGAAGAATACCCTTTAGCACCAAATCTAACCATTCTTACTTTATCTCCCTCTTTAGCAAGAACTACTTTTTTGTGAACACCATCTGTAGCGTTTTTAGGCTTATTATAACCTGCAAATCTTTCACCGCGATACTCTATCATTATCTATAATTTTTGGCAATCTTAGCTACGCTAGATGGCTGTTTAACAAATTGTTTTCCTTTTTTATTACCTTCTGCCTTTGCTTTATTAGTTGCTGCCTTTTGAGAAGGGCTTAGTGCTTTCCAAGCAGCTTCTGGCAAATATCTTCTTTTACCCTCTGATGGCTTTCCTGAAGATGTTGTCCATTTTTCTTTTGACCATTTTGATAAATCATTGTCGCTTGATTTTTTGCCCTTATATCCACCACCTGCTTTTTTATATAATCCAACAGCTAATTGAGCCTTTCTCGCACTCCACTCCCCTGGGTCGCCTCCTTTACTACCAGATTTTACTCTAGCAACAATTCCTTTCCATAAAGAAGGTTTAGTTTTTTCTGCTGTACTCATCGTCCTTGCCCTTTGTACGCTTTTGGCTTAGGCGTATGTTTATTAAATGATTTTTGAGCGCTTCCTTGCTTACGCTTTCCAAACGATACTTTTTGACTATTATTTTTAGTTGATTTTGCCATGATTATTTTTTCGTATTTTTTAAATAAAGACCATACTTAAATGGATTTAAAGCTTGGTTTCTATATTTTATTTGTTCAGGATTATCTAATATTGTACTACTCTTGCTTGAAGCAGAATTTACAATAGGCTTACCAGTTTTTTTATCAAAGTATATTCTGCCATATATATGAGCAGGGTTACCTATGTTAGACGTCGCTCCTTTATCATCTCCAAAAATATAATCACCTAATTCAAGTAGTTGATTGTTATCTTTTTCTGACATATCCAGACTTCTATTTTTTAATGCGCGAGGCGAGCTACCTCTTCTATTATCAAATGGATTTAAATCCCATATATCATGATAAGATATATAAACACCTTTTTCATCTTCTCCTGCACCAAGCGTAGCATTACCCAATGCAGGTAAATTAACTATTTTATTTCCAGATTCACTGACATCGGTATTATCAGATTTAAACCTACGTATAAAATCTATAATTTCATTTTTGTTTTTAAAAGATTTATTGTTTCCTGAAGCTCTATTAACTATGTAATTTTCAATTTTTGGTATGCTATAATATTGCTGATTTACATCTGTACCGACAGTTGGATAGTATATGGATTTTTGTAATGTATTATATTTTTCAGGAAGACCAGAATAATGATTCAATAAATCAAGTCTTAAAGAATCTTGCATATTACCAAGTCCTTGATTCATTCTTAAATTCATTTCTTTTCTATCTTCTTCTTGTTTATTTAAAATACCTGCATCTATAAAAGTATTAATTGGAGATAGTCTGTATCCATGCGGACTAATATTATTAGCAATATTTTTTAATACATTTTTTCCTAGTTTAGTATTAGCAAGATAAGATACGGTTTTATTAACACCACTTTTTACATAATCAGCTGTGCCGGTTTTTTTTAAAACATCTAGTAATGTTGGTTTAGGTTTGGGGTCTTCTCCTGAACCACCCATCTCCCTTCTATTAAGAATGCTTATAAGCTTATTAACGTCTGCCATGATTATTTTTTCGTATTTTTGGTTTTCATTGCAGCTAATCTCTTTTTAAGTTTTAATATTTCATCGTCAGGTATAGCTTTTTTTGTTTTAGGGTCTATATATGTTCTATCATATATTTTATACGGTCTACCTGCCATATGCATTAAATAAGATTGCTGATAAGATGGTGTATTAAATTGCTCATAATTTTCTTTTCCAGTATGATTACCACTTTCATCTGTAGCATAAAATTTTTCGTAATCTACAGGATAAAAATCCCAAGCATCTGATATAGAAGCATATGGTAAATTCAATTCGTTATCCCATCCAAATCCAGTTTTATATTTACCAAGGTCGATGTTTTCATCGTAAAATAAAGTTTTTGGTAAATTCTTTTCTTGATTGCTTAGTGCACCGCTTTTATAAAACTTAGGCTTATGAGTTTTAATTACTTCTTCTAAATCTAAAACTTTTTGTTTATTTAATCTACCCCTACCTAAAACAATATTATTTACAAATGCATTTTTTGGAATATTAGTTGTTTCCTTACCATTAATAATTACTTTTTGAGGTTCAAATAATGATTTCAATGCTTCATTTGCTAATGTATTACCGTATCTCTTTTTTAAAGAATATGTAGGAAGAAATTCTAAATAATCATCAGATGGTTTGAATGGAGCTTTTTCGTATACTGTATTTCCATAAATATATGTTTTAATCAAATCTTGTTTTGATTGACCATATACATTTTTTGTATCATTTAATAATTGGTCATTAGTTTTAACCCATCCACCTCCACTACTAGCTTTTTTATAAGCCATATCTTTAATAAAATCTCCTATAATTGGATAATTAACTAAAGATGGATTTTTTGATAAAGCTAAAGTTCCTAAATCAAGAAGAATGTTGCCCTCTTTTCTACCTATTTCAACACCTAACTCTTTAATCTTATCACCTATAAATGGCAGTTTTTCTACTATAGGTATTTTAGACAATACACTTAATCCCACATCTCCACTACTATATTTTGGTGCAGGAGGGTTAAAATATTCTTCTGCTGTTAAATCTCTTTTGCTTGTAATTTTGTTTTTCTGAGCAATTGTTTTTGATGTACTAGCTTTAGTTCCAGATTTAACATTGGTAGTTGCTGAAGTTAATGGAGCATTCCCTAGATAAGAAGGAGTTAATTCTGCTTTTACTGGCCCACCTGTCTCTCTCTTATTTATAATGCTTATAAGTTTATTAACGTCTGCCATTATATTTTTTTACATTTAATTAATTACTGCCATACCCTTTATATCCACGAGCTCTCATTCCTTCATTATATCTTTTTATCCACTCTGGAGTTACAAATTTTGGAGTCTTTTTGTATTTTATAAGGCCATATCCATAATCTGTATATACATCTTCATCAGTATCGTATTTCTCTGGATTCTTTTTAAAATCTTCTTGATATTTTCTAAATGCCTCATATTTCATTCCCAACTTAATTGCATCCTCTAAGGTTCTAGCGTGAGGAACAATCTTACCTGTATAAGCATTCTTAAAACCAATACTATAATCACTGCCGGTATCTCCATACACCATAGGGTTACTAACACCAACCCATTCATCATCTCCCCTATGTGTAAAATCATCAATTCTAAATGGAGTTCCATCTCCCTTTAAAGGAACAGCAGGTTCTTGCGTTTGCTTAGGTTGTTGATTTAATAATTCTATATTGTTCATCATTTCAGAAGCTCTTGCTCCAAGATAATTATCAGCATAGCTTCCAGACTTTGGCATTCCATATTTAGAAACCATTTGTTTTAATACTTCCTTCCCCTCTGGAGTACTATTTAGATAATCATATTGAGCCTGCTGAAAAGCCTCATTAGATGTTGTAGGAAAATTATATTTCTTAGCATAAGCAATTAAATCTTCATCTGTTTTATTGTTAGATGAAAATGAGTTACTTTTCCCAGTTGGAGTTTTTTCATCACTTTCATAAAGAACTAAACCTGTATCCTTAACCTTTTTAGGTTTAGGCTTAGGTTTAGGGTCTTCTCCTGAACCACCCATTTCTCTTCTATTAAGAATTCCGATAAGTTTGCTTACTACTGACATTACTATAAGTTTTTATTTAGTTAACCCTGCTTTTCTTGCAGCTTCGTATAATCTACGAGCTTCTTTCATGTTACCTTTGTTTTCAGCTTTTTTACCTTCAATCATTAAACCAGCAGGGGTTTTTTTAAATCTCTCATCGCTTTCTTTCCCCATTTGTATTTGCTCATTCAAGGATTCCATATACTCTTTTTCTTGAGCTTTGGTACGACCATCTGCATTTTTAGGGCCCTCTGTCTTTTTAGCTAAAATTATCTTTTTTCTTGAATCTTCTTTAACTTTCTTCAATTCTTTTTCAGTAGGAACTGATTTTACTGTACCAACAGGATTATTATCAGTTCTATGCATATCTTTAAGGTCAACATTAGCTTTTCCTAAAACTATTTTCTTTTTTACTGGACCTTGAGGTGCTTTACTATCTGGCATCGGTTTTGGCCCTGATTTATCTTCAGCAGAACCTTTTTCAGACTTTTCCATCTTAGGCGTTTCCTTAGCTTCGTGTTTCATGTGTTCTTTTTTAGATGCGTACTTTTCTTTTCCGCCATACTCTGTTATCATATAGTTTAATTTATTTAATGAATAATCCAGCTCCTGTTGTTAAATAAGGCTGATATTTGTTTTCTGAAATACTTTTTTCAGCTGCTTTTTGTATAAATGACTTATGCAATGCGTCAGCTGCAGGAGATAATTTAAGGTCATTCAATCCTGTTTTATTTTTCTTAGCTTGTAACATAGCACTTCTTAATTCCATAGCAGCAGCATTCTTTCTATCTAAAGACATATAGTTTTTATCTTCTATTTCTCTATCCATATCTGCCATAGACTCTTGCATATTTCTACTAAGCAATTGCTTGCTTAAACCTTGCTGATAATCTTGAACAAGTCCAATATTAATATTTAGGCTATCTTCAGCAGTCAATGGATTGCTAGGCGCTACTTGTTTTAATGTAGGCGGTTTAATCTCAGTATTTTGAGTTGCTGATGGTTGAGGCACTTGAGGCTGCGTAGTTGTAGACTGCGTAGGACTTCCACCTTTCTTATTAATAATACTAATTAACTTACCAGTTAGTGATTTACTATCTCTAGGCTTAGATGGTTTAATTTTATCTGGAGCTGGAGCAGGCTTGCCGGTAGAATCTTTAATAGGCTCTTTATCTTTTGGAGTTTTGTTTTCCTTCGCAGATTTTGCAGCTTTCATCATATATGAAAAATTTTCACCTGCAGAGCGTACATCTTCCCCCTGGTCGTTGTATTGCAAATTAAATGCCATAGTTATTTACTTTTTTTCTTCGCAGTCTTTTTAGCTACTTTCTTTGCTACTTTTTTTGCTGCAGGTTTTTTAACCTTTTCTTTTTTTTCTTTAATCTCTGCTTCCTTAACTTCAGCAACAGCTGTAGATATAATATCATTAGTTGAAGGGAATAGGGATTTAAAAAATGCTATTATCTTTTTCATAGATACAAAAATAAGTTATTTATTATTATACTTTGCAATGATGTAATTGGCCATGTCATCTGGTACTTTTCTGTATGATTTTTTGAATGTCTTAGGAGCCATCTCAATCAAATTTATGTCTGTATGAACACCTGTAGGGAATTTCTTTATTTCAGGTAGCATATGGTAGCTGTATAGATATACATTAGCTTTCTTTATGTATTGAGTTATATTTACAGGCAAACCCCACTTGCGTATCTTCTCAACAGCTCTCATTTCACAATCTTTCTCTAACTCAACCATATCATCCAACACATTTCTAAGCTGAGTCTTGTTCATTATATTATCTCCTGCCATCCACTCCCACGTTTTACCGCAAGCAGTTGTCCATTTCTTCCACCTAGGGTCTGTTTTCCATTGTTCTAAATGACAAAACTCGTGTATGAGTATCTCAAACCATTCTTTAAAGGGTTTGCCACACGCAACAACGAGTGCTTTGTCTGTATCACAGAAATATCCACTACAATCTTGTAAATAATCATCTGTTAAGACAACAGTTCTAGATGGAGATAGCATCAATTCTATCCCATACGTTTTACATTGTCTTTTTACTGAAGCAATAAATGGCTTGTATTCTTGTGGGATATCGTACTTCATACCCCAAATTTAGCTACAAAAGCCTTAATCTGTTACCATTGAAGAATATGTTAGGATTAACCCAAAATTCTATGTTAGACCCTAGCTTTTGGGCTATAATACCTGCCTCTATAAGCTCACTTATGGCTGTCCTAATGGTATTAGGGGAGGCTATACCTGTCTCCACCTGTATATCAGGGGTATTAAGTACTACCGTCTGACTGAGGGGCCTTATAATGCAAATTCCGTAAACCAGTACCCTCAACCCAGTACCTGACAATTTCAAAAGTATTGAACGATTATCTACGAATAACTTCGTATATGGCATAGTATCACTTAATTGCTCCCTATTTTTAGGCACTTTCTTAACTGAATACATTTCACTCGTTTCAGGGTCTACCCATAGCCTCTCATCTACCTTCTGAACATACTGCCTTGACTCTATTCCCTGCACCCTAAATGGGCTGTTTAAATACGATTCGTATTTTTTCATATATTTGCTTTTACTTATTTAAAATGTGAAACAAATATACGCTGTTTTAAGCCTCAAAACTTAATATGGCGTATTTTTTTTGCAAAATATTGAAAAATTGTAATTGATTATCAGCCTGTTATAAGGTTTCCTTCTTATATATATTAACTACTCCTTACAGAGTCCAGTTTATTATATAAAAATATGGACATCGTAAATCGTACTACTCGTAAAATTACGAGATATATCACCGTGTAAGGTTCTCTATAATAAAATTCCATTTTTTTGTTTCTAGGAAACTTAAATTCTTCAACCGAGTCGGTCAATGTTGAAACACTAATGTTTAAACGTTAATGTTCAAACGTCAATTCATTTTATCTACGAATTCCCTCGTAGTATTCCAATATACGATAAAGTTCGTAGTCCTTACATACGATACTATTCGTACATTCATGGCCATACTAATAATATTAGTAAACATTTACTAACTTATTTAGTATCCATTTAAAGGGCATTTTTAGGCGTTTCTAGCTACCCTATAAACGTTTGAGGGCTACCCCTTACCACCCCTGAGAAAGTCCCGCAATTCAAAAATTGCCTTTTTATTTTTAATATGTAATATATTAATTATCAATACTTTGTATATTATTTTTATTTATAATATTAGAAATTTATTTAATACATTAATATTCTTTTAACATATTTTTAACGCTAAACTAACGGGTGTTAGTATCTTTATGGTATAATTTTGTACTCGTTGAAGCATTAAGCCGTAAACAAAAAGCTCTTTATTTATTTATCATTTAAAATTTAATTGTATGCAAAAAGCAACAAAAAAAGCCGTTAATAATACGGCTAAAAAAATGTCTCAAAATTTATCTAACATTTTTGCAAATACCCCTAAAGGTATGGCAATCAATGTACCTGAAAATGTATCAGGTGAAAAGATAAAAAAGGCCAAAAAATTAAGTGAAATAACGGCCGAAAAATTGGCCATTAATACGGCCGAAAAAGAAAAGCGTCGTTCACTTACTTACAATTTAAATGCCTTAAAAGGTAGTGCCGAAAAGTACGCTAATTTATTAGGCACAAAGTACCAAACGGCCGTTAGTATTGATGAACTAATGGCCACCTTGAAAACGCCTAAAGTATTTTTAGCATACTTAAGCGAAAAGCAAAAAGCACAATTTGAAGCTAAAAAATTAGGCTTTTCTTATTGGCTAATATTAGGCTTAGTGGCTAAGCACTTTAAAGCTAATAAGGGCAAATAAAAGGCCAACAAAGGGGTATAAAGCGTTGAAAATAGACGCTTGAAAATATCGAATATTTTACCCCTTGCAAAATAGCCGTTAGTGGCTATTCCCTCAATATCCTTTAGCATTGGGATATTGGTAACATATTGTATAAAAAATTAATATATCGTTAGTGATTGTTAATTGGTTGCCGTATGTTATTGGCTAAGTTCATTGAAGCCTATTTTTTAAACTTTATTTTGCAATATTGCAAAGTAAGTGGCAAATTAATATCCTCGCTTTATAGGGTAAAAATATACCGTTATTGTATATAAATAATACCCCTATATTAAGCATAAATAAAACAATTAAAACACTTTTTTGGCCGTCTTTTTCTTTGTTAGTGGTAAGTGTATAAACTAAATAAAGGCGTAAAAATACCGACAAACCAATGCGGGTAAGGTATGCATAAGCGGGTACAGGTACGCTGTAAGCAGTAATGCGATAATATACCTATATAATCAAATAAGACAATCAAAGTAATTAACTTATAAAGGGGACGGCCGTGCCATCATTAAATTGGTGGGCGGCTGTCTTATCTAATGCACCATACCAGGTTCCTAAGGCTTGGCTCATACTCCTTGAGAGTGCAGAAGGGATAAACTTTAAATTCATGTAATATGAACTGGTTAATTTATGTTGACGGAATTCTATTCTGCGTATTTCTATTTTTTTATGTATGGGCTTGGATTGATATAATCAAGTTCCGTAGAAGTAAAAAGAAGTAAGTATGCTATTTAAAATTATTTTATTAATTGTACTAATCCTATGGGGTTACTATATCCTATACGGAATTTATTTATTCATCAAAAACTTATTCAAATGAGAAAAGTTTCACCGATAGCTGTTTTCATAGCTATCTTATCAACTGCGTTGGCAACTGTCATCGCGTTTTATGTCCCTTGCGAAGATGAAAATGTAGGGGTAATGCTGGATATTTTATGCGCCTTTTTATGGCTGTTCGGCTTACTAACTGCCTACGCTGAACAAACTATGTATGCTGAACAAAAAAGAACAAAGCGATGGGAAGAGTTTTAAAGTGGTATCATAACGGCTATTGGATATATCTAATAGGCGATAAGTACTGCCCTAGTATTGACGGCTCACAATGGGCAACAATAGATGGGGCAAAAGCACATATTGATTTCCTAACTAAATAAAATAGATATGGAGCAAATTAATTGCAATCGCTGTGGTGGCAATATGCCACTACTCAGGCTGTCTAAGTACGGCTATTCTTATTGTGTAAGTTGTAGCACTACGCCAAAGGTAGGCTGTGCGCCTATAACCAATCATAAGACCGGCAATACTATACAAGTACTGCCTATGGAATTGGCTGTAAGGCTTACAAAGGCATCACAAAGGCAAGGCTATGGCGTATGCAAGGGTATGAAATCATCATTTTAAAACCTAAACATGTTTAAAAAAACTAAACAGGAATTCTGCAAACGATATCCTCAATACAAGCGTCTGCGCAGAACAGACCCTATACAATTCAAAGTACTATTCTTTAAGTGGTACAGAGATGTTATAGCAGCTAATTATTATTCATCTAAAAGAATGTTAAAATCATGAAAAAAACTATCGGACAATGGATTAATGAAGCAATCTCATTAACTCCAGAAGAAAAAGAAAAGGCTAAGGCCTACGCAACAAAATGGGTACTACCTAATGGCTCACAAGTAAGCCCTCTAGATATAGAGAGTTCTAGCTTTCAAAGTGCGATAGGTGGTGCATTCGTATTCTCTGAAACTGATGAGGGCCACGATTATTGGTGGAACATTGCGCTACTCGAGGAGAAAGCTATGGATAAATTGTATGATTACTCTGCTGAGTAAAAAGTCGTCACTTATTTTTTAACCAATACATATAACAATGGAAGAACTGCTCCATGCAGTCGGATTATGCCCCGACTCTAACACGCATTTAAACTTTCTGTTACTCTCGGCAAATGAGATGAGACACTTTTTCTTAACCTTTAAACTTATCGTATGGAAGAGAATTTAATCCAAGATGAGTCGCAAGAAAACTATGTAGAACCAATTAATTGCGCTCATTGTGGCAACATCACAGATGAATGTGATACCACAGACACGGAAGATGGGTTGGTATGTGAAACTTGTAATCAAGATTATCACGAATGTTGCGAATGTGACACTCGGATACACGTCGACGACATTACAATAACAAACGGCGACCCCTATTGCTCATCATGTTATAGCGACCTGCCTTACTGTGACAGGTGCGAAGAGCGAGAACCTGACATGAATACAACTCTCGTACACAGTCGCGAAGAAGAGGGCTGGTGCGATTGCTGTAGGGACAACCACGCATGGTATTGCGAAGGTTGTAATGAGTATCACAGTGATAGAATACATAGCAGTACTTATGTAAGAGGAGAGGGTACGCTATGCGACTCTTGCTGTGATGATATAGGCACATTCGAATGCTGTGAATGTGGTGACACTTGGAGCAACAACAATTGCGATAATCCTGATGACGATTGTGATTGCTATGTGTGTTTACATTGTGCAAACAGCGGACGAAGGTTTATAAAAAACTACAGCTATAAGCCTATGCCAATTTATCAATTAGCTACCAGTCAGCAAATGAAATCAGATACGCTGTACTTTGGCTTAGAGTTAGAGGTAGAGCGTGATAATAGTAGTATTGATGTAGGCAAGATGGCCGAACTTATACACAATGAAAAAGTGTACTACCTTAAAAACGATGGCAGTCTTAACAATGGCTTCGAAATTGTCACACATCCAATGACATTCGAGTTTATTCAAGAGAATAAGGCTACCGTATTCAAGCCTATTCTTGACAAGCTAATTCAATCAGGGTATAGGTCGTACGACTCTAAGACTTGTGGCATACACATACATCTTAGTAAGAAATGCTTCAGCACTTGGCAGTTGTATAGATTTATTAAATTCTTTATTGATAACAGAGATTTTGTTACGTCCATATCGCAACGTAACATCGAGCAATTAGAGAGATGGGCAACCATTGAGGAGGAGGCAGATAGCTCTATCATATACAAAGCCAAGAAAAAGTCTGGCAATAATAGACGTTATTCAGCTGTCAACCTGCAGAATGATAAGACTATTGAGATACGCATCTTCAGGGGTACGCTCAACTACTTATCGTTCCTCAAGAACATCGAGTTCTGTTATGCATTATTCAATTTTTCACGAGATATAAAAGAGACTACCGTAGCTGCTTTCAAAGAATATATCGAGCAGTCTAACGAGTATGCTATGTTAAAAAAATTCATTAAAACTAAAAACTTATAATTTATGTGTGTTATCGCAATTCAACCAAGAGGTATCAAAATCAGTAGAGAACATTTAGAAAATTGTTGGGACAACAACAATCACGGTGCAGGTATTATGTATTCAGTGGACGGTAAGATTATTGTCAAGAAAGAAATGAAATCCTTTGACAAGTTTTATAGTCACATAGTAGAAGCTAGTACACACGATACTAGCGTAGTAATTCACTTCCGTATCGCTACAAGTGGTGGTATCAATGACTATAACTGTCATCCGTTCAAGGTTCACAAAAACCTATATTTCTGTCACAACGGTATATTAGACATTGATGTTCCCAAAGGTAGCAAGGAGAATGACACGCAGTTATTTAACAATGCGTTGATGAAGCCTTTGCCATACAACTTCTATAAAAACAATGCCATTATGAATGTGCTAGAGTTTACTATCGGTAGTGGCAACAAGTTTGTATTCCTTGATGACAAAGGTGACTTCTATATCCTCAATGAAAAAGCAGGAGAGTGGAGTGAAGATGGTGCATGGTTTTCTAATACATCTTACAAGCGTGAGTCGTACAAGAAATACAACAATTACACAACATACAACAATTATGGTGGCTGGGCAGATGATTGGTACGGTGGGTACAATAAGCCTGTCAGTAATAGCAAGACAAAATACAAATATAACAAAGACGAGTTCGAGGTTGAAGAGATTGTTGATGAAGTTGTGGGACAAGGCGAAGGATATGATTATTCTATCTGCGACTGCTGTAATGAGTGGTGTAATGTAAATGAGGTTGCATACGTGCGTGATTGGAATAGCTGGATATGTGAGGGATGTGCATACGACTTAGAAGTAGATGAAAATGAATATAAAAAACAATTATCTACAAGTCAACACGATTAATTCACAATTTAAATAATCAATTATGAGGTACACAACAGAGTACAACCCACAAATCAGTGATAAGTGCAAAAAGATTATCAAGGACAACATAGGCTCTACGCTTGAAAGTTCAGATAGCTATGTTTATAATCTAGATTATGTCCATGAATGGCTCAGGGAAAAAGCATTTCATTTGACTGCATCAGACTTAAATGTAATCAAGGGACTTATAACTGAAAAGGTGGACTACATAGAATTTTAATTAATCAATAAAACAAATGAATTATGAGGTACACAACAGAGTACAACCCACAAATTAGCACAGAGTGTAAAAAATTTATAAGAGATAATATAAATCCAGCTTATACTGCAGAAGATACTGAAATTTATTATCTTGATTTTGTTTACGAAGCATTGTCTGAAATACTTAAAGAGCCTGAAGAGGAATTGCTTGGCATAAAGGCTCAAGATTTTTCAGTACTAAAGAGCTTAATAGACGAAAATGTATCTCACATCGAATTTTAATTAACCAATAAACTATAATGAAATGGAAAAGAAATACCCATTCAAGGAAGGAGATGATTATTGGACAATAGAGAACGGAGAGATAATTTGGTCTTGTTGGGACTATGTTAGCGAACAGTTACACGATTCAAATAAACAAAAATTATACTTTGCCACATATGAATTGGCAAAAGATTATTCAAACAAAAACTATCATCAAATGCAAAATTTAAGCGTAAAACAACAACGTATTATTTCTGAGATTACAAGCGAGTTTCAGCGTATTAACCAAGAAAAAGAGAGTCAAATTAAAGGCTCTCTCATTGATATCAATGGGCTATTAAAGCAACAAACAGACGACCTGCGTCTTAGAAAGGAAATTGAAGCCGAAAACAAATTAAAAATGCAAAAAATGTATGATATTGTAGAGGCTGATATGGATAGGCTTAACAAAGACTTAGTTCATTTAGGTTTAATATGCTTTTATACATACGAAAACACTCTAAATAACATTGCAATAGACACTAAAAAGCATCGTTCTAGTAGTATGTACGCTAGCAATAATTCAGTTAGAATTGAATATCATCTTCCACATGAAACCATGCGATTTGAAAGCCGAATAGCTGCAGTATGTGTATATCAAGATAAGCCTGTTTTAAAATTTACTTATAACGGCCCTGAATATAAAAATATTGAGGAAGCTGCAAAGTCGGATACATTTATAAATGGTATAAAATCATTATTAAATAATAGATAAATAAAAAATTATGAAAACAAACACTAAAGATTTAGAAACCTTTTGGAACAAAAGGGCAAGAGAAGTCTTATTAGGTAAGACAATAGTAAGCGTCAACTATATGACTGAAAAAGACGCTGAAAATATGGATTGGTATAACAGACCTGTCATGTTTAAGCTAAGTGATGGTACAGTATGTTATCTATCTTGCGACGACGAGGGTAATGATGGAGGTGCGCTGTTCTTTACCACTAAAGAAGGCAAACACGATGAGCTTCCTGTGATATAAAATAAATTTGCTAAATTGCAATATATTTTTTAATTTTACACAAATTATTACCAATGACACAAGACCAATGGAACTCAATTTTAGTAGAGCGTGCCTCAGAGATGGCGCACCATCGTACCATCATTGACTGCATATTAAATGCTCCGTTTGACCAAGAGTTTAACGCAGATAATTTGTGGAAGACTGATGAACACGACTGTTCTACATATGTAGATGAAGTTCAAGATGTATTCAACTTTTATTATGATGAATACTTTGAGCAATTAATTAACACTTACGATATGCCAATATCGTAGCAAAACAATATCAAATGATATATAAAATTTTAGGGCAATTAACCTTGCCAGGCGAAGCCGTGTCTGACTCTTATGACTACACGTTTGAAGATATAAATACAGCTAAAGATTATTACAGAGAATGTATTACATCCGTTGCTGAAACTATATCTGATTTCGGTGGGACATTTGCAATTACTATGATGTCTGACGAGAATGGACATACTACAATGCTCAAAAGAAATGTAATTTCTACAACCATAAACGAGCTGTATGAGTAGTACAAAAATGCACAAGATACAAATGGCTGCCTCTCTATTTGAATTGGTGGACTTATTAGAAAATAAGACTATGGTAGGCATACTAAATCGTACTGATATACCTGAGGCTTACAAGTATATCGAAAGACAAATAGTCTATAATTACAATATAGACATATATCAGCTAGATGAAACCTACATATGCAATGTTAGACATCTAGGATTATTTCAAGTTTTATAATATATATATGAACAAATCTGTTATTAGCCCCTACGCATATCCTGGCATTAGATTGGCTGACTTACCTGCTGTTATTAGAACTGTTATCAAGAAGAAGGGAAGGCAGTATAATCAAACTATTATCTCTGACTCAATTAATAGGGTTATGAATATCCCATTCAAAGATATAGCACATAAAAATAGAAGAAAGACTATTGTAGATGCTAGAAGGATATACTGTTATCAAATGAAGCATAAACTTAATTGGTCTCTAAAGGAAATAGGTTCTACTATTGGCGGTCGTGACCATACTACTGTCTTATACAATATACAAACGTATAGAGATTTGTATGAAACAGATGACAACTTTAGAGATTGGGCAGACAAGATTGAGCAGAATATTGATTTAAGTAGCGCTGATTTAACTTTTAAATAAAACAAATATGAATTTTCTAAAAAAACTTATCACACCGGTTTTGCCTGATAAGGAAGCTATTAGGTACGACCACTCTGTATTAACTGCAGAACAAAGAGACTTATTGTTATCTGAGCTATTTGCTATACAGCGTGACATACTTTCTAAAAAGGGTTATGACTATGCAGGCGAAGACATACTGTCTAACTTCAGATTGGCAGGAATGATTGTAAATCAAGGTGCAAGAAATCCTGACGCTGTTAATTGTCTCAATCTCATAGGCACAAAGGTTGCTAGACTTGGGCAATTACTATCATCAGGTAAACACGCACAAAACGAGTCAGTTCAAGACTCTGTTATTGACCTATGCAACTATGCGTCATTGCTTTATCTAATCCTTAAAATGGAGAAATAATATGATAATAATAATCATAATAGCAATTATAATAGTATTGGAATCAATTCAATTTTATAAACAAAACAATTTAAATTAAACAAATGTCAAAATTAAAATCAGTATCGTTATATGACGTATACAAACTAGAAGGTGAAGACAAGGCAATGGCTGTAAAAAAACTATTAGCTATGAGCGAATCAATCAACGAGCTAGGTGATACATACATAGCCTTTGCAGACAATAATAAAAATATAGAGTCTTTGGAAGAAGAAAGGAAAATCTATATTGCAGAGCAAATTAAGCGAGAGGAGGGATTTACAATTAGCTTACCTGCCTATGTATTTTTAAGATTTGGAGCTACATTAGAAGCTAAACTAGATGAGCTTATTAATAATATTAATACTAAAATAGACGTAAATGAAACAAAGTAAATTTACCAATATCATTGCATCAGTATTTACTAAGCCTCAGGCTAATACATACTCGCACGAATACGATATTGCTCATAATGAAGAAACAGGTAGAACAACTATTATCCGCTCAAACTCAAGCGACTGGGCTGAAGAAGTTAAAGGAGAACAAGCAGGTCATGTAGTAGATGATGGAGATGAAATCTTTATAATGATTGATGGTCAAGATATGACTCTTGACTACGCTCAGTTTCAAGTCTTAACTGCTTTAGTTATGGCTGTTAACCAAGAAGACATTGAGCTTAGGCAATATAAAACAATTAGCAAATTATCAAAAATCAATCAACATGAATAATGAAGAAAAATTGCATCACGTTTTAGTCGCAATGTCTATTATGATTCCATTGAGAGAAACATTAGAACGACTATCTGTAGAGATAGGTAGTGCTGTTAAAAACATTGATGAAGCTAATACAGATGGATTGTCTGACGATATAAAGATGATTGGTATGCTTTGTGCTTTGTCTATGATTACATTTGAGGAGGAATATGGCAAAGACCTCAAGAAAGCCAAAGATATGCTTGATGTAGAGCAAAAATTAAAAGATATATTTAAAAAGAAATAATATGGAAGAGTTTAAATCCGTATTGCTTAGTGCTTCGCCATGTATTGCAATACTAATTCTATTTGGTACAATGTTATATTTTGATAATAAAAACAGAAAAGAAAATAAATCATGAAAAACTACAAGATATTTAGAAGTGTTTACATAGATAAAGATGGCGACGAAATAGCGCCATACTATTTTATTAAAAAGTTAGAACGTATCCTTTGGTTTGGGTACTGGAAAACAGTAACTCATCAAGACTATTTAAAGACGGATGGTGGCACAGTTATAACTCATTTTCATACATACGATGATGCTTACAATTTCATTATCAATGTATTATCTAAAAATAAGATAAGACAAAAACGTATTGATGCAGAGGTTGCAAAAGTTGACATCTAAAAATAAATTTGGATAATTAAAAACTATACCTATCTTTGCTATGCAAATCCGATAAGGTAGTGAGATTACGTTGTCGGGTTGAAAAGAACCCTCTGTTGGATAGTATCCTCAGATTGACGCTTAAAAAGCGTTTCTAATCAGCCCATCAAAATCTCACTTTGGTGGGTTTTTTTTATTCCCCTTACGGATAGTAGTCAAAGCAATATGGCTACTTGCACCTACTGACATCGGCCTGAAGATAAGTACGGCTGTCCGTTATATGGGATACGCATAAGGTCTAAACCTCCGATATTTATTCTTATCCTTCCTATTGCCTAGCAATGGGGGAGGGTAGGGAGGGGGCTTCACAAACGATAATTTTAATTAAAAAATAAACTAATTGCGTAAATGAAAAAGATAATAAACTTCAGTGGTGGCAAGACATCTGCACTTATGGCAATACAAAACTATAACGAAGGTGATACTGTTCTATTCACTGATACAATGAGAGAACATCCTATGACTTACAAATTCATAGATGACTTTGAAAAGTATGAAAATATACCTGTAACAAGAATTACATATGATGGTGGCGGATTTGATGCAATGTTAAGTAAGAAAGGTTATAGGCAAATACCTAATAGAGTAAAGAGAATATGTACTTTAGAATTAAAAATAAGAACAGCTAAAAGGTATGTTCGTAAGCAATGGGGTAAGCAAGACTACGAATGGTTAGTTGGATTTAGGGCAGATGAAGAAAGAAGGGTAAAAGGTTATAATTCTTATGTAGCATACATACATCCTAGATTCCCTCTATATGATGCAGGTATAACTAAAGAAATGGTTAATGAATATTGGTCAAATAAGCCATACACATTAGAAATACCACCTATTCTTGGTAATTGTACTCTTTGTTTTTTAAAAGGGAAGAATGCAATCATAAGTATATTAAGAGACTTTCCTGAATTAGCAAATGATTGGATTAAAGATGAAGAGATGTCGGCAAAATCTGGCGCTAATAGAACTTATTTTCAAGACACTACGTACAAACAATTATTACAAATAGCACAGAGTGATTTATTTAAGGGGCAAGATTTAAAAGATATCAATCCTGCATTTAATTGCTCTTGCACAAGTTAAAAAAATATGAAGTTCAATAAACAACAGAAAGTAGCTTTTATACTAGGCATAGTAATTCCATATGTAATACTCCTTACAGGGTTAATACTATGTGGCTTCTTTAAAAAATTATTTGGAAAGTAAAAAAGTATTTTGTAAATTCGCAAAAATAAATAACCAATGAAAAATCTACTAAAGGCATTAGCTCAATTCCAATCGGAATGCCCAGCTATCAAGAAGAATTCGGACAATCCATTCTTCAAATCAAAGTATGCAGCATTAGATGCAATACAGCATCATATTCAGCCGTATCTAACTAAGTATGGCTTAACAGTTATTCAGCCTAATCATTGGACTGATGGTCAGCTGTTTGTTAAAACAATAGTACATCACGTAGATAGTGGTGAGTATATTGAATCAGCATTTCCGGTAGTTACTCAAAAGCATACAGCTCAGGACTACGGTAGTGCTGTTACTTACGCAAAGAGATATAGCCTAACAGGTGCTCTCAATATAATTGTAGAAGATGAAGATGATGATGGCAATACAGCAACACAAGGTGCTACACAAGTATCTTTTAAGCAGACTCCAGTGCCTGCCTCTGATGACAAGCCTTGGTTAAATAAACAAAATCAACATTGGCCTGTTATTGTAGAAGCATTGAAAGAAGGTAAGACAGATATTAAACGCTTAAGAGATAAGTATAAGATTTCTAAGGCTACTGAAGCAGAATTAACAGCATAATATGGAAAATCAACAAGAACTACAAGTTCGAGTAGAACATATTATAGTTAAAATAGAAGAGATAATACATTCCCTACGCACAGCTATTGAACAAGGCAATGACTTACACATCGGCATAGTACTTGGTCAATCAATAAAACAGCTAGAAGAAATAGCGTACGGATAAACATATTGCCCTCCTTCAAATCACAATCATTAAAAATTAATAAACATAGGGTGTTAGTTAGTTTCCCGATGGGTTGGAGGGCAAAAATAGTTGATGTGATAATAAATAAGAACAAGACCTCTGGTGTTTCTACATCGGAGGTCGCTTTTTAAAAAAACAATTTTATGATAACAATAGATAATTTAAACGAGCGTCCACTTAGCTACAGCTCACTAAAAGAATTCGCTAAGTCACCTGCCCATTATGTAGAGTATTTACGTAAAGAGAGGAAGCCTAGCCCTGCGATGCTATTCGGAAGTCTAGTTCATTGCTTATTACTTCAGCCAAATGAGGTATCAAATCAGTTCGCTGTTATGCCAAATGTAGATAAGCGCACTAAAGAAGGTAAGGCTGCGTATGAAGCATTCTTACTTACCGCAGATGGCAAGGAAGTAGTAACACAAGAGCAATACAACGAGGCTGACAACTTAGTTAATAAGGTTATATCAGAGCCTCACATAGCCAACGCTATACAAGGATGTAATACGTTTGAAAAGGAATGGCGTGCAGAAATCAATGGGTTGCCGTTCAGAGGGTTCTTTGATGGAGAAGCTGACGACTATATACTTGAGGTAAAGACGGCCAATGACGCTAGTCCAAAAACTATCATCAATGATTTTTACAATCGACAATACCACATTCAAGCCGGCTTATATTCACATATTTCAGGCAAACCAATTAAGTATTTAATCATTGAGACTACAGCTCCATACAATGTTATATTGGCTGATGTAGACCCCGCATTTACCGACTTAGGTCTCAAAGAAGCTGTTAAGCATATCAACTCGTTTAAGGTATGCCTAGAAAATAATATGTTCAATATGGGTTATGAGTTTCATATGGAGTCAGGAGCATTTACCATAGGATTGCCATCTTGGATAAAATAAATTTGGTAGTTTCGCAAAAGTTTGTATATTCGCAATACCTTTTAGATGAATTGGTTACGATAAGCACGGGGGGTGTAGGCATAGTGCATCCCCCAAATTTTAAAAATTATGGGTAGATACGACTACTTCCGAATAAACGCAAACTTACTTCCTACGTCTAATGCGCAGGAGTTAGAAGACTTGACAGATTTAGAATTCCAAACAAAAGATTTGGATAAAGAGTTCTTAGAGTATAATGTTGCAGATGATGGATATTTATATTTCAAAGACTTTGAATATCAGATGACACCAACAGATAATCCTGACGGATTATTTAGTATAGAATTGAAAAGAATAAATGAAACTATAAAAAAGAGTTATTACTCTGGTACTATTGAATTTTACGGTAAACCATACGAGCTGTTCTACACATTCAAAGCAAGTTTTGTAGACGGAAAACTAACCGCCGTAGATTTGGTAGGAAAAGAGTAAACCATTGAAACCATATGACCACAAAGAGCAAGGGTATAACCAAAGCAAAATTAACCCGACACTACCCTAACATAGCTAAAATTGTTGATGAGATTTATCAAACAGAAAAAGCTGCAAACTATTGGTTCTTTGTAAATTACTGCGGTAAGTACAAGGACAAGCAAGGTAATCCTAGAACTGTTTCTATGGGAGCTATTATTGACCTTATAACCTCTTATGGATATCAGGTTGAAATCATAGCCAAGAAGAAACAAATAGCTTAATTTCGCAAAAAAAAAAAATTTAAAATGGCATTAGCAACACGCACACCACAACAACAACTTATAGAAGGATTTTATGAGTTAGAAGTAGCCGCTCACTTATCGCACGTGAATACACGTTCATATGCAGAGCATAACGCATTTGGAAGTTTCTACGATAAAGTAGGAGACTTTAAAGATTTTTTAGTAGAATACCACATGGGAGAAGGTAAGTTAACAAAGTTGACTATATCTGTTATTGACCCATCAGGTTCTACTCCTGCATTAGCAGACTCTTTATCAGAGAAGTTCTGTAACTATGCAAAACAATTAGGAGATGAAGCATTAATCAACAAAGCAGGCGAGTTCGAAGAAGTAGTAGCTCACTTGAAGTATATGTTGATGTTGAAATAATTACAGGGGGCTGTAATACAGACATACGTCCTTTTGAACAATCTCCCCTTAGTTTCTACTAGGGGGACTTTTTAACCAAAGCATTTTTTAACCAATAAATCATATAAAATGGCAGAAGAAAAAATCTACCTAAACAAATTCACTAGCACTAAATCTAGCGAATACGGATTCGGCATTTACATCAAAGATGTTAACGCTTTATACGAAGAACTTAAGTCGCACGCTAATCCTGATGGAAGCATCAGATTGTATGTGTCTAAAAAGAAAACAGCAGATAAGTATGGTAACGATGGTACTGTTACATTAAACACTTGGAAGCCTGATGGCAGTAAAGTAGCTGTAAACAATTACAATCAGGCTAAAGCACAGCCTCAATATATTGCGCCACAAGCAGTGGCTAATGACGATTTGCCTTTCTAGGCTCTTTCGAGTGTGATTTTCTTATATTTTTCCCCTGTGAGCGTAAAAACTTACAGGGGTTTTTTAACCAATATCTATGCAAAAGGTAACTATATTTAAAACGATAAAGACAATCAGTGAACCTCACTTTGTACCAATAGACTCTGTTCTTAACGCAATTAAGAGTGGGAAATATAAGGAACAAGTAGATGTCATTAGAGATTGCAAAGACCCATCTAAAATATCTTCCCTCAAAGCAAACCTCCCTTGTGTATTATTCGCAGGGGAATTTGCTAAACCAATAACCAAAAATTACGAAAATGGAGAAGAATACATTTCTTATAGGGATGATAAGTCTCTTACAACGCACAGTGGATTTGTTCCTATTGATATTGATGATATAGATGACATCAATGCAAAAAAGAAAGAACTAATAAGCAATCCATACATCTATGCACTATGGACATCTTCAAGCGGTAAAGGTCTGCACGGCCTAGTTAAAATAGGAGATGGCAATAAGCATACAGAACATTATAAGGCGCTATTGGAAGAGATACCTGGACTAGATACTACAGCTAGAAATCCATCAAGGGTGCTGTATGTTTCTAATGACCCCGATATATACATAAACACATCTTCAAGTGTATTTTATAATATCATTAAAGAGGAAGAGATAAAGCCTGCGTCTATTAGATTTGGAGATGGCTATACGGACTACAAGAAGATTGATATAGCATCAAGGATGATACGCCTTTCCAAAGATGGAGAGAAGCACCATACATTACTTAAGGCCGCTCATTTATTGGGTGGATACGTAGCCACTAAACATATCGAATATGATATTGCTTATAATATTCTTCTTCATGAGATATCTAAGAAAGATGTAGATGATTTAAACCTAGCAAGAAAAACCATTGACGATGGTATAAGGCACGGTATGACAATGCCTATTAAAGATATTGAACAGAACTTTAGAGAAGCTGTACGTATAATAGGCGTACAAGAAGAGGATTTAAACTTCCTTGCATCTAACACAAGAGATGATGACTATATCTTTAAGTTTAGGTCTGGACTTATACCTATGGGCCTGTCATTTGGCTATAGTGACTTAGATGACAATTTAAGGCTCAAGGAGGGCGAGTTTTACGCAACCCTAGCACATAGTCACATTGGTAAAACAAGCGTCAATTTATGGCTTATTTTCCTTTCTGCGATACATTATGATTGGAATTGGATGCTGTATATGGGAGAGAATCAGTCAGCATCTATCAAGATGAAGCTAATGGAGTACTTTATAGGCAAGAAAATTCAAAAGATGAATGACCTTGAGCATAACGTAGCCCTTAGATTTATTGATGAGCATTTCTTCATCCTATCTACGGATAATATGTATACATATGGAGAGATATTAGAGCATTCTAAAACACTAATGCAGTACAAGTCGCTTAAGGGTATCTTTATTGACCCATACAATAGCCTTAAAATGGAGCTTACGGTGTCAAAGAATAAGTATATATACGATTATGAGGCGTATAGTGAAATGCTTAATTACACAAAGAAGTATAACACAACTATATTCTTATCAGTTCACTCTACTACTGCCGCTCAAAGAGAAAGAGATAGTAGTGGTAATCAGAAAGCACCACACGCATCCGACACGGAAGGTGGCTCGGCCCTATACAATAGGGTAGATAATTTTATGACTTATCATAGAAAGATTAAGAGCCCTGATGAGTGGATGTTTACGGAGATATCCGTTGATAAGGTTAGAAACCAAGACACAGGTGGCTCTCCTACAAGACAAGGCAATCCGTTTGTAATCAGAATGAATAATGGAGTTGAGTTTGTTGACATCAATAATCAGCTACCATTTAATAGAGAAAAATTATTGTTGAAACATAAATGCAGATTTTAAATGGGTTACGAATTCATAGACCATTCAAGAGTAAGTGTCATAGCTTACGATATGACCATACCTGATTTAGAAACAAGAAAGCAAAAGGCCATTGAATTTAAAACATTAAAATTGGCTGAGCAAAAACTAGGTGTAGGTCAGCACGTATTAAAGACCGCTATTAAAAATAGAGGAAGGGTGTTTTCTACACTATATCAAAAAGAATTTGCTGTACGCATAAAACCAATTAAAAAATGAAAAAGAAAAAACAAAAAGAAGTGTTGATATATGGCAATCATTATCACATAGAGTGCTCATTACTTTACCTTGGCATAGCAGAATGTAGGCTTGTTAATGGGAAGATTAGGTGGATACAAAAATATTATTTTTCTGATGGTAATTATGAAGAAAAAGAATGTCACTTTGTAACAGGATGGTATCTAGCTACTGACGAAGAGATAAAACTACAAAATGATTTTATAAAATGAAATATTCTTCAAGTTTCACACACGACCTCGCATTTGGAGAAAGTGCCGAAGATTGGGTAAATGACATATTTAAAAATGGAAAGAAAATAGAAGTCAAGTATGACAGGATAGCTCATAAGACCGGCAACATATTCATAGAATACCAATCAAGAGGCAAGGCTAGTGGCATTGCTACAACCGATGCTGATTATTGGATTTACAAGATAGAAAAGACAGAATGCGCAATGATACTTCCTGTTGCTTATTTAAAAGAAAGACTTAGATTCTACTATAAAAATAATATGTACCTATCAGACGGAGGGGATGAGAATACGTCAAAAGGATTTTTAATACCGATAAATAAAATAATAACCAATGAAAGCAGTAACCGTAGCCTTTAATCCAGGCTCAAACGAAGAGAAATTATTTTTAGATTCTAAGAATAATTACGCTACAATACAAGCTGTTGTAAGCAAAAGAATTGATTGTTCTAATCCACAAGAAATCGTGAACCATCTATCAGAGATAACAGCAGTTCAGGGTATGGCTGCATACACAAAAGCACAGCTTGAGTATCTTACAGATAGGCTGTCTATGAAAGCCATGATGAATATTAAAGATGAAGAGGGAAGTGCTAATGAAAGAAAGGTAATGCTAGCATTTGCTGTAGGCGATTGCTCATTCTACAATCAAGTAATTGAATTGCTTATTAAAGAATTGCACTATAAGGTAGAAATATTAAGAACTTCTTTGTCATATTGCAAAAGTGAACTAAATTTACAATAACATGAACGCAATATTAAATTCGAATATACCTAGCTTCAAAGCTCTTGTAAAGAAATCCTATTTTACAAAAGATGATAAAGACTCAGAAGAGTTTTACAATGTATATGTTTTTGGCTGTCAATCGACATCTGGTAAAATACTTACGTTTCACGTAATGACAGACTCAGGTATGATTAGGAGCAGGGTTCCAATATCAGATATATATACTAAAATACCAACGAATGATGTTCCATTTAATTATAAACAACTATGGGATTGTTTTAGCGAAAACGCCTCTGTTGTAGAGTATGATTTCTTAGCTTTTCATAGATGTCAAGTGTTGCTAAGGGATGGCTCTAAGGTTTGGGCAACTTACATTTTCACTATAGATTGGTATAATAACCCATACAGCGATGAGCCATCTGATTATAAGTGTGGACACATTCTAGAGTCTGATGACGGATACCTTTTGTGTATGCCCAATAATAGAATATTTTGGAAGGACAGCAATTGGGTAACTAAAAAACTACCTGAAGATTTGAAACAGTTCAAGGTAGATACAGAGCTTCTATCGGTAGAAAACCAATCAGATAAATGGGTTACTGAAGACACAAATTCTTTTTATTACGATATAATAGAAAATAAATAAACTATGTATACAAGAGACTGTCAAATAAATACTTATTATGCCATATGTAAGAAGTATCCTCACATAAAAGTTGATAATAAAGAAGATTTAAATATAGAAAACAATATAGTCAAGATACTAGAAAAGTGCTGGTATGATAAAGAAAAGTATGGACATGTTGGAGATATAGCATTAGTAACAGGCTTGTCTGAAAGACAGGTGTTTAGATTTGCTAGAAAATATAATTTTGCTAAAAGAATATTCTAGTGAAACAAATAAAGAAAGTACATAAGCACGGAGAGAAATTTGACTCTAAGTTAGAACTATTCTTCTACGAACTCCTTCGTAGTGAAGGAATACCATTTGATTTTCAGGTATGTTACGAGATGATTCCATCGTTTAAATATGATGGAAAGACCGTAAGGCCAATGACATTGACTGTTGATTTTGATTTTACAGACAAAGGAAAGAACGTCATTGTAGACACAAAAGGCTTTTGGCGTAACGACAATAAGCTCAAATGGAAGTACTTTCAGTGGGGTATGTCAGATGCCCAACCAAAATTATTTTTTCCAAAATCGCAAAAAGAATGCAAAGAAGTTTTGGAATTAATAAAAAAGTTGTAGTTTAGCAAAATAACCTAACCATATCCAATGAGCCAAAAAAACTTTCGCCCTCGTTTAACAGCAGAGGAGTACACAATCCTTCAAGACATACGTAATCAACACGCGGCTTTAGAAGAAGAATGTAAAGCACAAGGACTACCTGTTGAAGATGTAAAACAATATTGGTTTAAGGGGGAGCGATTCTCTATTAACCTAAGAGGCAAGACAATCTCATATGACGAGATTAGAGCTGACATAATTAAAGAAATGAAGGATTATGCTCCTAAGTATCCTAAAATTAAACGTGACAAAGAAAATCTTAAATTAGATGGTCATTTGTTAGTGATTGACCCTGCTGATATACACATAGGTAAGTTAGCTATGGCTGTTGAGACAGGAGAAGATTACAATAGTAAAATAGCTGTTGAGCGAGTAATGACTGGTGTGTATGGTATTGTAGAAAAAGCATCAGCTTTTAAGACTGATAAAATTTTATACATAATAGGAAATGATATACTTCATATTGATACACCTAAGCGCCAAACAACTAGCGGTACTCCTCAGGATACAGATGGTATGTGGTATGATAACTTTGTAATAGCTCGTAAGCTACACGTAGAAGTTATAGAAACACTTAGAGAGATAGCTGATGTCCACGTACAATACGACCCATCTAATCACGATTATACGAATGGATTCTTTTTAGCTGACTCAATAGCGTCTTGGTTTCACAATGACCAACACGTATCCTTTAACTGTTCTCCTGCTCATAGGAAGTATTTCCACTACCATAATAACCTTATAGGTACAACGCATGGAGATGGCGCTAAAGAGGCTGATTTGCCCTTATTAATGGCACACGAGGCTAAGCAAGATTGGGCTATATCTGACCATAGATATTTCTACATACACCATATACATCACAAGCGTTCAAAAGATATTATGGGCGTGACAATCGAGGCATTAAGAAGTCCTTCAGGAGCAGATAGTTGGCATCATAGAAACGGCTATCAGCATTCTCCTAAAGCTGTTGAAGGGTTCTTGCACCATAAGATTTATGGTCAAGTAGCCAGATTTACACATTTATTTTAATTAGAATATATATACGACAATAAGAAAGGGTCGTTTATATCAGCAGGAATTCCATCGTCATATGTAATGAATTCGTCAAGGTATTCATCCTCAATTAGTTTCATACAATCTTTTTGAGAGCATAAATAAAGGCGTTTAAATTGTATATTTGACACCTGTTCGGAAATTTCCTGCACACAAATAATCATAGAGATAAATTATATATTATGAAGGTAGTAAAAAGAAGTGAATCAATTCAAGATTCCTTAGATATAGAAGAATTAATGAAAGAAAGAGAGAAATATCAGGCTGTGGTAAATATGTATACAGCTAAGATAAGAGAATTAATATATAAGTACGATTCGGTAAGGATAGATTACAGCAAGAAAGCTTAAGAAGGTTTTTTAGTTTCCTCCTTAAGTTTCTTTAATTCTCTAAGTTTAATAGAGATGTTGATTAATAGGTATGCTATTGATAAGGTAGAGATTACCAAAGTCAATATCATGTTGATGTTAGAAATGTTGAACATACTCATTAGATTTAAAATTACTGCTCCTACTGTGCTTGGTATTCCTACCTCGTCTGAAATCTTAAAAGGATGTTCCATGTCTATCTATTAATAATTTTGTGCAAATGTATTATTTCTTTGTTGATTTTCCGTTCTGACCATTACGACCACGATTTTTAGATTGAGACTCTAAAGACATCTTACCGTCTTTACGATGACTCATATCTTTGCCGTCCCCATTTCCATAAGTTCCGGCTTGTCTATTTGCCTTGTTTAAAGAAGCTCTGTATTTCTTCTGCTTATCAGAAGCAGCATACTTCTTATCGTACGCTCTTTTGCGTGCAATAGAAGATGGAGTCCAACCTAGCTTAATATAACTTGGGTGTTTCCCTGCTAATGAATTCTTAGGCATTTACACAAATATTTTTAATAATATCCAAAGATACACTTGTTACTGCAATGTTGCCTGGCTGTGAAGGGTCTTTACTCTGTTTCATTGTATAGCTTTTTAACTTCTTTAGGATATTTTTCCGTTAACTCATCTATGATAAATTCATTTCTTCCGATAGTAATGTCTTTGATATTACATTCTGCCTGAAGGCTGTCAATTAAAACAGAATTATCATTAATTTTCTTAGACAATCTACTGTTTTCAATATTGGCAGTTGCAACCAATACAGCCATAAGAATAATAAATACCGAAAATAAAACAAATACTGTGCGTGTCATTAGATTAAAAGTTTATAATATTCATTAAAATGTTTTATTCTATCAGGCAAGCCTATGGTTCCTCCATTTACTCTCTTTGTAATCTTAGTAACAACTTCATTTGTAGCACCTTGGTCTGCAATGGCGTTTAGTCCATTCTTAGACCAAAACCAAGCGGCAGATAGAAGTGGATACTTTGTAGCTACTAAATCAGGATTCGCTTCAATATTATCTTCAACTGTTTTATCAAAAGCTAGGTAATTTGTTTTACCTGTTAGTTGAATGTAACCTCTCCCACGGAATTTATACCCCTCTCCGGAAGCCTGATTTCCATTACCCATACGATTTGCGTATACAATATTAGCAATCTTTTCTGGTTTTCTTTGATATTCTGCAGCACTTTCTGGTGTAAAATATTTTTTAAATATTCCACATAGACCTTTTGCGCTATAATTTAAGTTCTCAGTTGTTACCCTAAAGCCACCGCTTTCGTGTCCTGTTTGAGCTAAAAAATGAGCTAAACGAGTAGGGGTATTTACGCCAAACTTTTCAGATACCTCTGGGATTTGTGCGATAACGGAATCAGGTACGTGACCTTTAAGTGCTTCTAATTTCATTATTTATCTTTTATATTTTTGTTACCAAATATAGCTTCTACACCTGTAATACCGCACATAGTCAAGGCTGTATACATAAGGCCGTTGAATACGATAGGTTCAATTACAAATGGAACGCCAAAAATACCTGTTACAATATCAGCTAAGGCATACAATACCATTAACACAAATGCAACTAATCCTAATACAGCTTTTTGATTGATGTCAGACTTGTCGCTGAACATTCTTAATAAGAAATCTTTCATATTATATTATTTAATTTTCCAATATATAGATGCGTTGATAAATGGAGTTTTATTAATATCAACACCTGCACCAATATTATACAATTTATCACACTTAGTATTAATCAATAAGTTTACTCCTACGTTATTGATGTAATTCACTCTGTCAAATCCCATTCCTACACCCCAAAATATTTTAGTCTTAGGTAATTCTTTGACTATAGTCGTCTCCTTTATAGTTCTTTGCTTAACATTTGCCGTAAACTTCCTTGCCTCAATGGTATTCTTGCTGATTGTATCAAGCATTACTACGTAACCTAAGCTGTCAGGTAAATGAAGCGTATCCTTGTAAACATTCTTGGCAAAGTAATTTTTAATAATTTCCAATGTGTCTACATTTACAGGGATATGTACGTATATTGTCGTATCGTGGTAAATGTCCTTACCTTGTTTTGTAACTATTTTAGTCTTTATGATATCAATGGTGTCAACCTCGTGCTTGATAACCTCGTAAGGCTTCCCATTGACATATTTGATTTCAGGAGCAAATGGGTTGTGGAATCCGTTCAAGAAGAAGCTCAAGACTAATGCCCCAACTATCATCAATGCTATAAATTTTACTATTTTCATATGGCAAATTTACAAATTAAATTTAGTACCGACTAACAGCGCTATTGTATGGACAGGACCCATATATTTGACGTTTAATGCCATTTTAAAGCGTTTTGAGAGGGCTATGTCGAAAGATGAGCCGAATATATAACTTAATTGGCTTACGGCCGTTAAATCGCCTGATTTTGAGGTATAAGACAAAGGACTTGACATTATGAATATTTCAGGCGTAATACCCAGTCTTTTGCTGTATGTGATAGGTTTCATTCCAAATAGCACAATAGAAGATGTCCAAAACTGCTGTTTAGTAGCCTCAAACGGTATTGACGTGTTAATTAGGCTCAATGCGTATCCGTATACATATGATTTATTCATCATAACATATGAATATCCGCCTATATGAATTAGGCTCCCTTCATTGTAAGCCATAGTATATGAATACGTGCCAACTCCACAAAGTTTGTTATCCTGAATATCCATCTTAGAATATCTGCTAGATAGCGCAAATTGCCTTAAATTTGAGAAGATTGTTAAGGTAGAACCATAAGACACATCACCGGCCATTGAGGCTCTAGAAACGCCCATATTGGCCATTAAATTATAATCACCTTGAAGTTGCTTAACATTACTCAAATCAGAAGAAAATATGAGAGGTGTCTGTCCAGCCTTTGCAGAAGCTTTTTTCTTCTCTTCTTTCTTGCTCTCTTTCTTATCCTCTTTTTTGCTATCGGATTTGCTTTCGGACTTGCTCTCACTATTGTCGCCACCGCTACTTGCCTCCGACTTGCTTTCAGGAGCGCTAGAGCTTTCCTGAGAAGATGGCGCAGAAGATGGTACGCTAACAGAACTAGCCGCACTTGCTGCAACAGAGCTAGCGGAACTACTAACCGCAGCTGATACTGAATTAGAAACAGTCTGCTGAGTTATCTGTTGAGTCAGTTGATTTACAGGACAAGGAGCAGAATACTCCGCATATACTTGATTTATCCATGTTGTAAATGTGCCATTCTGAACATCTGCAGAGGTAAAGAACTTAGCCTTGCCCATAAAAACAATCGTAGTTCCTTGCAATGGCACTATGAATACTGTTACTTTCTTAGTACAAGGGTCTACGAAAGTGTTCGTAATCACTTGAGCATTCACGTTTACGTGAAATACTAATAAAAGTGAACAGAGTAAGCTAGTTTTTAAATACATTCTTTTTAACCATTCTAGATAGGATGCGAGCACACGCAATGTCTAGTGCTTTCTTTGTCGCTGTTCCTATGGTTGATTGGTTAAATTTAACTTCGCTTAAGTTAGCGTCTGTTAAAAGGCTTGCTTCACGTGTTGTCTTTGCTTCCCCTAAACCTGAAGCTGCTATAATCTCGCCTGTCTCGGCATTTGTAAATCTTACTTGTAATCCTATTCTAGTCACCACCGTTTCCTTTATGCCATCTTTTACTCTAATCTCTTCATCCTCCGAAACAGAATAATCGTAGCATTCAATCTCAACAAAGTAATGAGCTAGTCTAATCTTTCCTCTTCCGTCCAACTTATCCTGAGAAATTCCTGCTTGGCTTGCTTGGAACTGTTTAACCATTCTATTCTTGATTTCAGTCTTATCTTCTGTAAAGGTGAAACGATTAAGATTTTCAAGATATTCAAGGGTGATGTTTGCGACTCCGAGTCCAACTCTTTTTTCTTTGAGCTCAGGATATTGTTCATACATTTCATCTGATATGCCACATTTTAGTATTTGTATAGGTATAGTCGGTCCATCATAATCCATGTACTGACTTATATCAATCTTTGTTTCAAAACTCGCTTTATAGTTCTCTGTTTTTGTTGTAGCTACCTGCGCATTTGCACAAATAGCTACTAACATACATAAAGCGGTTATGTAAAGTCTCATTTATTTATTCTTTAAAAGTCCACAGTTTTGACACTCAAGCTCTCCGTCTCCGTCAGAATCACCCCACACGTGTTCACATTGTCTGTGTGCGTGGAATTCAAATTCTAATTTCTCCATCTCTTGCTCATGCTCTTGTTGGTCAACCTCCATTACTTGTCTATGCTCTTGTTCATCTTTAGCAAGCTCAAACTTTTGTTTATTCTCAGTAACAGCTAAATCTCTAGCCGCTTCTGCTCCTTTAACAAAAGCGTCAGGGATTATAGGACTAAATGGTCTGTTAGTTTCTTTCATATCGTTGGTATGAGACAGAGTAACACCATCTTCTTCATCCATTTTTTGCACTAACATCTTGTCCTTGTCTGTATCGCTGAACCAATAGTCAATAATCTTGCCATAGCTACCAATAAAAGCACCTAGCATTAAAAACAATAGTTCTTTCCACTCTGCGGATGCAGCCACATTATTGGATATTGCTGTAAATATCCCTACTATAATTAAAATAAATCCACCAAGAACGCCTGCGGTAATAAACCACCTGCGAGTCATCATTTGATTTAAAAGGTCTTTAAAGCCTGAAGGTTGTTTAGTGTTGTCCATATGTTATATATTATTTCTTTGTTTTGTTTTATTAATAACGCTTTTTTTCGTCCTGAACGAATACTGCGCATTGGTCTTTTTTTAGGTGATGCGTTTGCCATATTACCACTGTGCTGGTTTTTCCTTAAACTCATCAGCTTCCTTTTTAGGCTTTGGTGCTGGCGTAGGTTTAGCCTGCTCTGTAGGCTTCTCTTTAATAATAACCGTTTTACCTCCACCTGCAGATTGTTGCTGTGTTTGAGTGTTTTGAATGTTAATTATAGGTTGAGCGGTTTGCTGTGGCTTATCATCGTTTCCACCACCAAACAAAGTTGAAGCTAACCATGCACCACCTGCAGTTACAACTGTAGCTATAGTACCTAATATTGTTTTTTTTAAACTACCGCCTGTGCTTTCTTGTTCTTCTGACATATATTTTATTTTATAATTATTGGATACTTAACCTCGTTACCACTTATATCAATAAAGATAATATCGTAATTCCTTTTCGGTAAGTCTGACAAATTTAACACCTTTTTCGTTAAGGTGTCATTAGCCGTAAAACCCTCTTTTTTGACAGGTTCTGTCTTGCCGAATGGTATTACTTGAATTGAGTACTTAGCCCCTGCAGTAGTCTTAAAATCGGCCGTAACAATGTTACCAGACTGAATAATAGATTTGATAGAAGTTCCTGCTGATTTAACGCCCAAATCAATAGTCTGTGGCTGTGGCATATCAACCTTTGTGCAGCCGAATAAAAGCAAACCAAACGCATAGATTGTGTATTTTTTCATATTAGAAGTTATTATAGCCTGTTAATTTTATTTGTGTAGAATTTAAGTTTATACCTAATTGATTGCCATTTATATCACTCGCGTCCATAACTGTAGACACCTTAACCGATGTTGCAACATCAATACCTGCACCTATTGTTGAGAATTTTAGCTTAAATGGAGTGCTAACACCTGTTATTGAGCCTTGCTTGTTTTGGTCTAATGCTCCAAATTTAACCACCCCTTCTTTCGTGTTTGCAAATATGTACCAACCGCTAGGAACAAATGTGGCTAAATCTTCAAATTTAACCAATGAAGGATTGTAACTGAATTCTAGTTGCAAGCCAGTAACCTGATTCCCCTTGGCATCAACTGAAACAGGTATCTCAAAATTATTTGATGTTACTGTTACGTTAGGTATATTAACATCAATAGAAGTGTAAGCGATAAGCGTGTTTAAGTAAGGCCCATTAGTAGCATTGGCCATTTTGGTTGACGTTTCATTAAACAAGATGTTTGTTTGTAGGCTAGGTATCGCATTAGTTTTTATGGTAGATACCCCATTTGAGCTTGTTACAACTTGAGATGAATGAGAGCGGTTTACGTCTCCCCATAATAAATACTTTAAGTTTAGTGAAGCATTTGTTCCTAGCACGCCTGTTTTAAAATAAGTGCGAGGCATTGTGATTGTTTTCCAATTAGACTTTGTTATAGCTCCCCAAGCATTGCTAGGAGATACAACAAAATCAAATTCAGCTTGTAATGCGTAATCAGGGCCCCCATTCATATTTCTTATGTTAGCTATATATGTAGAAGTGCCATCTATTGCTTTTGATAATGTAGAAGGAACTTTATATACTGCCCAGCCACCAACATTACTTTCGTACTCAATAGGTCCTGTATATATATCAAACAGCTGTATACTGCTTAATTCATTTGGGTTTATGCCAGATGTAAATTCGCGCATATCAATATACAGCTTACTCATAGAGGAGGCATTTGGTGTTACATAAGCCCATTCTACTTGACCGGCTGTTGTATTGATTTCGGCAGCGTTCCATGTAGGCATACTCATATATCCACCTGTACCTGTTGTATAGGCAGCAGGAAGCTTAAACAATGTGTCCAATCCAACTACCTGAGCTAACAATCTAGGTAAATCTCCAGCATCTATTTGTTGGTTTCTATTAATATCTCCTGCAAAATAAGACTGACCTGTATTCAGTATGTTTCCTAAATCGCCGTTTGTACCTAATCCGTTTTGGGTAAATTCTTTTTGAATATTTGTAAAATCTGATATTGTTATTGCACTATTGTATATGGCATACATTTTATCCATTTCGTACATTACCGAAACATCATATACCCTATTTGGAGATAACAAATTTTGATTAATGTCAACATCCCCATTTGATGTTACGTTAAATAACTGACCTGTATTTGAGACTGTATCCCTAAATGAAACTTTTAAGTTTGTAATATTAAGCAAGTTTGTATTTGCATCTACTTTAGCTGTTACATATTTCCCAAAGTTTTGGTTCATATTAACGCTTGTAGATAAAGGTGATTCCATAATTGTAGCGTCTTGTACCCCCTGACTATTCCATCCTGCTACAAAATTTAACTTAATAGGATTAAATGTGTATGCGGTAGAAGTAGGCTTGAGTTTAAACTTGACAACTATCATCCTATCGTATGCGTTATATGGCATGG